ATGAACTTCAATCTATTTTTTACAGTTCGCAAAAGAGTAAACAAACAAGGTTTAGCACCCCTTGAAGTAGCAATTACAATTAATGGTGAAAGAACCATAATGTCTTTACCTCGTAAACTACAACCTGATTTATGGTCACAAGAATCACAATCTGCTATTGGTGATGATGAACTATCTAATGAGTTCAACAACTTCATCAACCTTACAAGACTTAAATTGTATGAATGTCAATCAAAGCTATTAATGAAGAATATACCTGTCAACGTTAATACTATGAAAGATATGTTTAATGGTAAAATAGATGATAGAAAAACATCACTTGTAACCATCTACCAAGAACATAATGATGAATATGAAGCACTATATAAACGTAATGGTGTATCATATGCTGCATGGCAAAAACATATGACTACCCTAACCCATCTAAAAGGTTATCTAAAATCTAAACATAATAGAACCGATATTGAAATGGTTGAAATCAATAAATCATTTATAGATGGTTGGTTTAACTATATTAGAACTGTATTAAAAATAGGTCATAATACAAGTATCAATTATATGAAGAATTTAAAGAAGATATGTTTGATAGCTTGGAATGATGGTATAACCCAATCTAACCCATTTGCAAATATTAGGTTATCACTTGAAAAGGTAGATATAGGTTATTTGACTATGAATGAAGTGAAGAAGATATACAATAAAGATTTTGGTAATAATCGACTTAACCAAGTTAAAGATATATTCATTTTTAGCTGTTTTACAGGGTTAGCATATATTGATTGTAATGAATTTAGATTTAGTACACATATAGTTGAAGATGATAATGGTGATAAGTGGATTATGAAGAATCGTGAAAAGACTAATATAATGTCATCAATACCATTATTACCAATAGCAGAAGATATAATTGAAAGGTATAGTGAGAAAGATTATTTACCAACCCTATCTAATCAGAAGATGAATAGTTACCTTAAAGAAATTGGTGATATATGCAAGATTACTAAACCTTTACACTTCCATTTAGCACGACATACATTCGCTACAATCGCATTAAATAACAAGGTTGATATATCTTCTGTACAGGCTATGATGGGTCACACCAACAGCCGTATGACACAAAGATATGCTAAGATAATGAATAGCACCATCAAAGAAAATATGAACCATTTGAAGAATAAAATATCATTATGAATTATTATATTTGGTGTATTGAATTAATTTTAAAACTAAAAAAATATGACATCTGAATGTATCTACTGTGAAATGGAAAATGCTTACCATAATGGTGTTTGTTATGAATGTCCTGATTGTGGTAAAGAATGGGATGATGGGATGAATTTTGATAAAGAAGAAGAATATGATGATGAAGAATAATCTATCATATACAAAAGAGAAAAGGGTTTTGAACTGTCAGAACCCTTTTTTCATTTATATATTTTTGATACGGAATGGTTAGTTCTTGCAGATGTATTTAATAATCAACTACTTATGTGTAAATATTATATTATTGTTCACTATTTTAATTTCAAATTATTACACCTAAATTATTAATTGTCAATTTATTAACTCGAAAAATAAATAAAATAATTAACAAAGTTTCACCATAGAGATTTGGAAATGTAACGCAAAAAAGCAGAATATTTAGATACTTTTTCTGACCTGTTTTATTCTCTATTCTAACTTAAAATTGACCATCCTTTTTAAAATATCTAATAATCAATTAGTTACAATCTAATTTAAGCACCTGCCATTTCACGTACTTTTGTAACCTTTTGATTAACCTTATTAATTTCTGTTACAGATACAACAGGGTTAATATCAATACTATCTAATTTATCTTGCATTTGCATATAAGGATTATTATTAGAAACTAAATCAGACATTAATTCATAATCTAATTGACCACCTGTTTCAAATGTTTTATAAAAATTATTAGTTGTAATATTATTACTTCTACCTTCATTATTTATTGATTCTAATAATGGTAAATATTTAGCAGTAGATTTTCTGTTTACAACATATTCACCACCTTCAACTTCTATATTAGTACCTTGTATTTTCATACCACCTTGTGAATGTCGTTTACCATTAAGTAAACCCCCTTGTTCCATTTTCGCATAGTTAGCAGCAGCAATAGCAGTTTGTGCAGCACCCATAACACCAACTAATACAGCCATAGGTATATTTGGTAGTGCAGCAGTAATAGCAACAGCAGTATTTACACCTGCTGCTAATATTTGTTGTGCAGCTTGCATTTTCTTTTGTTGACGTTCTTTTTCAGCAATTTCTTCTTCTTTCTTTTGTGTTTCTATTGCTAATTGTTGTTCAACTGATTCACGTTCTTTTAACATCACCATTTCTTCATCTAAGGTTTTTTGAAGTTCATCACGTCTTAAACCATTAGCTGATTTTATTTGGTCATTTAATGATTCAATTCTTGATTGTGAATCTGTTACTTGTTGTACTGCTTTGTCATGCATCTTTTGTACCTTCTCTAATTCCTTTTGTGCTTTTTCTATTTGCATAGTCATTAGAGAATCGAATGAATCGAATAGTGGTGTTAGAACTGCATCATTAATTTGTTGAAACTTTTCAGATATTTGTTGTGAAACACCATCCCAATAATTATTCATTAAATCAGCTTCTGATTTTTGTATTTCATTTGAAGCCTGTACTGTTACCTGATAATCTGATACATATTTATCTAATGCAACAGTTTTTTCATTTAATAGGTCTTGGTATTGTTTAGATTCTTTACCATATAGTTTTTCAAGTTGTGTTAGTTGGTCATCATAGTGTGTAGCAACTATTTTACCTTGTTCAAGAATTGATATACCTAAATCTTCATATGCTTGTTTTGCTTTATCTAAATCTTCTTTAGTTTTCTTTACATCAATAACATTAAAATACCCACCTGTTTTAGTTGCTTTGGTATTCATCGTTTTGATATTCTTCAACTGATTATCTAAAGTTTTATTTATTTCAGATACAGTAGATTTAGAATTAGCAATTAGTTGATTTGATAATTTATCATTTTCTTCTTTTACATATTTGTTATAATCATCTTGACGTTGTTTAGCTTCTATATTAGCTTTTTCATCAAGTTGTTTTTTTCTATTATCATAATCTTCTTTTAGTTTGGTGGTATCTTGATTTAGTCTTTCGGCTTCTGCAATAAGTTTATCATATTGTTCTTTGATACCATCTAATTCACGTTTATAACTATCTTGATTTAAAGTATCTTGTTTATCATTTAATTCTTTGATTTTGGATATTTTATAATTTAATTCTTCTTCATTATTTACCTTTAGTGCTTCAATACCCTTTCTTGCGTTATCCAATCTTAGTTGTTCATTATCAGCATATAGTTTAGTTGTATCTTCTAATATTTTTTTGGTATCTTCTTGAAGTTTCTTTAAATCTTCTTTTCTTTTATCGGCTGCTGCTTTCCATGCATCATTACGTTTCTTTAGTTCATCCGCATCTTTTTTTGTTACATCTCTTAGATATGCTAATTCTTCATTTACAGCATTTTTATATTCATCAGAATCTTTGTCATACATTAATTTTTTATTAGCATAAAATTGTTTGTATAATTTCTGACCTTCTTTAGTGAATTTATAATCTGAACCATGTTGTGCTTCAAGGTTTTTAATTTTATCATTTAATTGTTTATCTAATGTTTTAGCATTTTCTTTAATTCTATTTTGTTGATTTTTCTTTTGTTGTTTATCATATCCTTTTTCAAAATTACCAACCACATCAAAACCTTTTTTAATTTCGGTTTTACCTGCATCAATAGCACCTTTGATACCATCTTTCATAAAACCTTTTACTACTGCTATGATTGTTCTGATAGGTGTTGTGATGTATTGTATAATAGCTTCACCCACACCCATAAATACAGATTTAAGATTATCAAAAGTGTCACCCATTTCACCCAAGAATGGTAGGAACTCAACAACAGTAGCTTTAATTTCATCAAAGTTTCCGATTAGATAACCGAGTGCTACAACCAATAAACCAACACCTGTACTTGCTAATGCTACTTTAAAAGCTTTCATAGCTACTGTACCTGCTGATGTAGCAACTGTTGCAGATGCTTGTGCTGTTGCTTGTGCAGTAGTAGCAGATGCATCAGCTTTTTTTGTTAACCCAAGTGTGGTTAACACCTTATTCATTATTTTATATGTACCTGATGATTTATCAGTTAATTGATTTGATATTTCTTCTAATGAATTTAATGCAGTAAGTGCAGCCATCATTTTTTGCATAGATTCATTTACTTCTTCTGATTCTATACCAAATGCTGCCATAGATGATTGTGCTAAACCATATACAGATACTAATGAAGCAGATACATCAACAACAGATTTTATTTTATTAGAACCTTGTGCAAATGAATCTATCTCTTTACCTGCTTGTTGTATCGCACCTTTTATTTCACCTGCACGTTGTGCTAATGACTGAAACCCTGCATCATTAGGTGTAATACCATTAGCTAACATAGTTTGTAATTGTGCTTCTATGTTACCTAATTCATCTTTAAGGTCTTTTGATGCTTGTGTATAGTCACCAACATGTCTTTGATGATTACCCATAGTACCATCAAATTCTTTTAATTCAGAATTGAGGGTATTATATTGTTCAACCATAGATTCAAGAATTGCTTTTTCTTCATCGGTGGTTGCTACATATGATTTAATATCTTTACCTAATTTAGTTAAGGTTGCTTGTTTTGCATAGTATGAACCTTCAACTAATTGTTCTGCTTTAATTTCTTCTTGTACTGCTTTGTTCTTTTCCTTTAGAGCTTGTTTAGTTTTCTCTAATTCCTTTTGGTATTCAGCATCAAATTGTTTTAATTTTTCTTGTGCTTTGGTAAGTTCATCAGTAGTAGATTTAGATTGTTTTTGTGTCTTGTTTACTTCTTGTATTGTTTTATCCATTACTTGAAGTGCATCATTAATACTAACTACTACATCATAAGATTCTTTTACACCTTGTATTTCAAGTGTATATACTTTTTTGTTTGTGTTACTCATTCTACTATAATCTTTTATAATAAAGATTTTGGTAGTGAATAAAAAAGGGATATACTTTGTGGTATATCCCAATTCATAAATAATTAGTATTAAGTTTTATTCTTTAATTAAAGTTAGTGTTGTTTCTTCTTGTTCAGTTGGGTCAAACCCTTCTAATGCTTTCACTTGGTATATATCATTATTCATTTTAAATCTTGTTGAAGAATCTATATTATTAAATAAATGTGGTGGTAGATATAATGATGTTTCTACTTCATGCCCTGATGACATTTTTATATTAAATAATTTATTGGTAATTGAATTATTAATCTTTTTATCAAAGGTTAATTCTAATGTACCATCACCACTTACATTATTTCTTACAGGATAAATGAACATAGATGTACCACTATTATTAGGATTAGCAAGAATATTATATTTATATGGTTGTGAGAAATCAACATAAAACATTCTTAAATTATTATTTAGGAATAGGTTTTTATCTTGTGCTTCTATGTATGATATACCATCTGACCATATTTCACTATCTGATATTACAGGTACAGTTAAAGTAGTTTTATTATTATTTTGGTCAACCCAATCTATATTCTTATACCAACAATATGAAAAGATTGTATCTTTTTTATCTATTGTTCCATTTGTTGCAGCAGGGTTAGTAAACACACCTTGACCTGTATATTCTTTTGGTTTAAGATTGTTTTTACCTTGTTGTGTATATCCTTCTTCTTCTGTATCAAAATTGAAATTAAATTGGTATTCAGAAGGTGAATCAATACGAGTATATTTATTTTTAGATATATCTGTATAAGGTTCAATATCAATTATTTTACCAATAGTATCATTATTGGTATTTGAATTTATGGTATATGTATTTGAATTTTCTTTAGTTAATGATAGATTGAATGTTGAAATAAAATTATTAAGAAATTCATTAATAGTTACTTCATCAGGTAATAGTGCATTAACATTAGATTCTCTGTTCTTTTTCAATAATTCAAAGTATGGTATATCTTCATCTTTATAATTCCAATCCTTATTACTATTTATAAGTCCTATTTCCAATTCAAATTTAATATTGATGTTAGGTGCACAATCAGATTTATCTTTCATCTTACAACGCCAAAATGAACAAGATTCACGTTGGTATGCGTGTAATGGTGTGATAGATACTATATCAATCATATCACCTTCTTCTAACCAAATAACACTTGATACATCCCACATACCTCTTAAATTAGAATATAATGATGCACCTGATATATTTAACCCATTATACCATTCTCTATCATTTTGTTTTGTAAATTTCTTTACCCAATCATCATCTACTTGTTGTGAAGTATATAAATAGTTTTCATCAAAGCAACCAAAGCTTCTTACATTCTTGCCAAATGTTCTTATCATCGGATTCACTTGATTAAAATAATATAACCTATCCCAATAGTTTTTAGCATATCTGTACCAATCACTATCTTTTTGTTCATTATTATTATTCTTAGTTGGATTAGGATTATTATATAAAAAACTACCTAAACAGTTCCATCTATCATCATTTCTACCCCCTGAACCTTTATCATAACCAAAGATACCAAAGTGTGCACCATGAATAAAGTTATCTGAATTTGGGTCAGTAGAATCATATATTTTCATAGTACCACCATTAATAGGAAATTTAGTATTAACCTTATCATAGTTAACATAAACACCACTATTATCAACTCTGTATGACATATCACGTCCACTATCAGTATGATTATCTGATGGTTGAAAACCAAACACCCCTAACATTTTAGGTTGTGATACACCTGTTTGACTTCTAACTATTTGTAATTCAAAAGGAAAAGAATCAAGTGATGACCTATCACCATCTGAAAAAACAGAACAAGAATTATACCTACCATTTTGTGTCCACCTTTGGTTCTTTGCATTATAATAACCAAAATCACCTGCTGAATGTACTCTATACCAACCTGATTTTTTAATGTGTATTGTGTTGTTATTATCAGCTTTTGATAACATTTCATATTCATCTGTTTTTGATGACACGTGTGTATTTTCTGACAATAATAAATTTGATGAAAATGTTCTAAAACCATCTTTCTGATTTACTTGTGCTAATGTTTTATCAATATTATTATTTCTTACTGTATCATATTGACCTGTTATTTTAGCATAATATGGTGTAATCTTATTTGCATAAAATTCTTCAATCTCTTTTGATACTGACATATATAGTTCTGTGAATCGAGGGTCAGTAAATATATTACCATCTACTTTTAAATTAAATGTTTCAAATATATCTCTGATAACACCCACAATTTGAAATGCAGGTATCATAACATCATAGTTCCAATTACCACCATCTTTATTACTCGCATATTGAATATACTTATCTGATGTAGCTGATGCAGAATTATATGGTAAATTGTATAATACATATGGATAAACTAAATATCTATCATCAGCATTACTATTAAATCTTGCTTTGGTGTTTATCTTACCCATATCATCCCAAGTGTTTATATACATCATACGTTTTTTTATTTTGGACATAGCAAGGTCACCAAATATATCTGATAATGTTTTTTGTGATGGTGTGTATAAATTACCTGAATAATAGTCTACATCAATTTCTTGGTTAACATATTTACCACGCATTATCAAAGTACTGTTACAATACAGTTCTGCATCATATACTTGATTAAATTTATTGGGTACTTCTTCTGTATCAACATAATTGAATATTTCTTTGTTATGTTGTGTTGTTGGTATCTGTATTGTAAAACTATATGTAAGTTCTTTTGATGTAAGTTCTTCTGTATTATACAGTTCTTTGTTTAATCTAATATCAAAGCTGTCATCTAATTCAACTATTTTATTACCAATATATAATTCTATATTCATCTATCTTATCTTTTATAATAAAGATTTTGAAGGGTAATAAAAAAGGTTAGAATTAAATCCTAACCTTATTATCTGACCTGTGATATTTAAATGTCAATTCATATTCTTCATCACCATGTGTAGTTTCGATTGTAAAACTATTTGGTATTATTCGTATTTCAACACCATTATCATATTGATATACATACCTACTTTTATTTAATTCATTCAACCAATCACTTGTATATCTATTTATTATAGATGTTTTTAACGTATGTGTAATTGTTTGGTATTTACTTTTTTCTTGCTCGATAACCTTCACATCAGTAAATGGTTTTAAAGGTGTTGTTGAATAGGTTAATTGTTCTTCAATCTCATATTCAGTAGATGCATTAGCTAAAAAATTAAATGAATCTAAACCACCTAATTCATTTACAAAGAAGATAATATTATTAGGGTTACAACTTGGTACTACATTATATTTTAAATCATTACTAATAATGTTATTACTTCCATCTAATATATTATATAATATATAACCTACTTGTGTATTGTATTGTGTTTCGATTAATTCAATATCAGGTGTATCATAAAAGTCACATCTGATAAAATTAAATTCTTTATATAAATAGTTTATGTCTTTAGTCAAATATCTACCTGATGTTGTGTAGTATCTCTTTTGTAATTTAACTGATGTATCGTTGGTTAAGAATGATAAAGCAATAGTTTCATCATAATTAATTGTCTTATTGATATTATTAGTTAGTATTGGTTTTGGTAATGGTGATGCACTATCTTTAAAATAATCATTATAAAAATCTACATCATCAAATTTATGTAGTGTTGTAGGCAATACATAAAAATCATTTACTGATAAAGTATTTAGATTGGTATTAGTACCATCAGTACGATAACTAAATAATTTACATATCAAAGGGTATTTTTCTGTTATAGATGAAAATGGTGAAGTTAAATTAAATGATACAGTATTATCTATTGAATACTTATCAAGTGATAGATTTGATTTACTTGATTTTCTTTCAACATCCATATCTACAATATATTTAGTTATTGTTGTATTTCCACCATTAGTTGATACTGATATGTTAGATGTTGAAGAAGAAGATATAATATAACTTCTTGACATTTCAAGACTACATGTTAATGTGATTTGGTTACCTGATATGACAGGGGTATTAAAATCAAAAAATATACCATTCTTTTTTAGACATTCCAATAGTGATAAGCCTGTACTGATAGCATTATTCTTAGTTACAAAAGAGGTTGAAGATATAACACCTGATGCAGTACCTGTTAGTACAATACCTTCCCATTCACTATTATCTGCATCTTTTATTGTTATAGTTGTTGATGATGCTGTCTTAACAGTAAATGTTACAGATGGTTGTATATTGGTTGTGTTACTATCTAATATTAGAAAGTGGTTTAAAGATGAACCACATATTTTTTCTATATCTTTCATTTATAATATTTTATCTTAATTATTTATTTAGTTATTGAAGAAGTCGGTTAAGTCTGCAAGAATTTCATTTATAAGTTCTTCACTCCAATCTTCCCACATCTTATCCCATTCTTCAAATACATATATCATTATGGGTCTTGCTTTAATCCCATTCTTATATATACTGTCTTGAATAGCATATACAATACCATTACTTGCTTGTATTCCTTTCTTGTTGCACCACACTATTAAATCTTGTATGGGTACACGTTTTGCATATGGCTTACGACCACTTTCAATAGCATCAATATAACCATTAACAAACACATCTATAATTGAAGTGTCATGTATATCTATTTCTAATTCATTATATATATCACTATCAATTAAAGTATTAGTACCTGTTTTTTCATTTATTCCTTTGTCAGATTCCATAATGAACTGAATGACACGCATAGCATCAAAAGCAATACGTTGTAAAGCTTCATTCAAATCATATAGTATTGGGTTAACTGCCATAATATTATTTTGTCCAATTTATTGTTGGTAATTTAAAATCAAAGTCCACACAACCATCAGCATTTGGTGTAGGTATATTTGGTAATAAATTATCAATAGGTAATTCTTTATCAGGGTCAAACCAAGAATCATCACATTTATCAAGTGGGTTCATTCTCTGTAAGGTAACGGAACATCTAACACCTGAACAATTATTATCATACCAATTTCTTAATGTTATAAAATCATATGATAATACTTTAAATGGTTGGTAATCATTATTTTCATCTTCTAACCATAAATCATATGTCTTATTAATTCTATCCATAAATTGAAGACCTATGTGATGTGCTAATGATTGCACCTTTTCGGGTGTCGGTTGTTCAACATCATCATTTTGTTTATCAGTTAATGAAAAAACAATATCAAAATTTAATGTGGTTGTAGTTACATTATCATCAACACTATTATTATTTATCATTATCGGTTCTTCTAAAAAAACTTGTGGTAAATATTCATCACCGATACCTGCACCCATCGTTACCTTATCATATTTAAATGATTTAATAAGTGGGTGTGTTCTACTTAGTTCATAGAATAAATCTATTATTTCATTTATCATCGTTTTATAATTCTTATATATTCTTTATTTAGTGAACCTGCATAATCCTTTACACATTTGTATGCGAAGGCAAGCGACATCACAGTATCATCATGTGAATTACCTATCCCTTTATAGATACGTGCCTTTGTTTTAGGTGAAAATGATAACACAAACTTTCCAAGTTCTTTTAGTAATGGTTTTAAATTCAATATCTTAATAGATTTATTTTGAAATGCTACTATCAAATCTTCTATTAAATCTCGTTTGGTATCATTTAAGGTTACAAATTCTTCAAACCTATGGTATTGAATATTTTCATTCTTAATTTTTTCTTTCAAAATTTCCAAAAATGGTGTACCTGCATTATTCATTTCTATTACAGTTCTTTTTACTTTGTATTTTTTTAAAGCATTTATTACCATCGTTGCCATAGGATAGTAATCTAATTGATTAACCCTTAACTGATATACCATTTCAAATTTTCTATTCATAATTGTAAATACAGTATAATCACTTCTACCTACATCTAACCCCCCAAAATATGTATCAGATGGGTCATATGGAATAGATTCAGCATTAATAGTACATTCTAAATAGTTTTTGAAAACTGAAATAAGTCCATCAACAAATTCAGCTTCCCATTCCATCTTAAAAATATCTTTTGGATAATTTTTTTGTTTATCCAATTTTGAAGTATAACCCATTAGATATTCAGGTATATCCCATATGGTATAGTGGAATGATTTATAATTTACATCTTCATCTTTTTCACTCATACCCCTTTCATAAAAATCATAAAACCAACTATCTGTTGAATTGGGTGTACCAAGTATTAATACCTGTTTAGCAATATTATTACCAAAGGTTGGTTCTACATCAGCAAAAAATGATTCTTTTTCTAAATCTTGTGCTTCATCAACTATTGCATAATTAAAACCAAAACCACGTAATTTTGAAGGGTTTTCAAATGTGAAAAATTGAAGTTCTGAACCATTAGCAAAAGTTATAAGTAGTTCAGTTTTGTTTGAATCAGCTATGACTATACTTCTTAATTCACCTTGAAATTGTTCATTAATTTCTTTGAAGAATTTTCTACACAATCTTAATGATGCAGTAATATATGCTACCTTTTGCTTTGGTTTTGATAATGCCCATTTGATACTTTGGTTAAGTGCTAACATACTTTTTCCGAATCGTCTACTACATACAAGAATGTGGAATTTTGATTTAGCACTATCTAAGTATTGATGTATGTGAAGCTGATGTATATGTGGGTTGTATGGTTTTATCTTTACAGGTATATCTTTTGTTTCAACTAACACATTACCATTACCTTGAATACGTCCTTTTTCATCTCGTACACCACCACGAAATGTTTTTAATTTATAATTATCAATATGTTGTTTTTCATTTACTTCTATCATTAAAATGGTACATCTTCATCTTCATTATTATTGTCATCTACTTCTTCATAGTCTACATCTGTTGGAATATTAGCAGTACCCCATTCAAGTACAAATTCTTTAGTAGATATTTCAACTTCATATTTATGTATGTATAATTGTCTTAACTTACCTATTTCAGCTAATGCAGTATTAGCAGCTTTCATGTCACCACGTTCAATTGCTAATTGGTGATTGTATTCAAATCGGTTACACAATTCATTTATTTGTTCTTCTATATCACCTCTATATGCATTAGCTAATGATTGTTCTTCTTTCGCTTGTGCTATTAAATTTTGTGCTTGGTCTTTACTTATTTCAAATTCCTTTCTAATTTTTTTAATAGCATTAGGATATGTATTTGACAATATGGCATTTGAAGCAAAAATTAATTTTTCTTCTTCTAAGTATGGTAGTATCTCATTTCGGGTTAACTCACCATTAAATTCTTCCATCAATTCAAGTTCTTTTTTTGTTGGTTTTGTTCTTGCCATTCTACTATTATCTTTTATAATAAAGATTTGGTGGTGAATAAAAAAAGGGTTGAATAATCAACCCCTTATCTACGTTTGTTCTTATTTAAATCATCTGTATATTTCTGTTGTGCTTCTTCTGCTTGTGTACGTGCATTTAAATAACATAAATGTGACATTACTTCATTAGCATATAGATTTAATATTTCATCTTCAACAAGTATATTATTGTTACTTAGTGTACTAACAATATGCTTCCAATTATAATTCTTTATAAATTTTGTGTACTGTGGTGCAATTGGTTTATTTCCGCTGTTAGATGTGTATAACTGTTGATAATTTCTTTCGTTATCTTTCCTTTGAGCAAAAAAAAACCTAATAATTTAAATGCTGTTGTACACTTGATTTTCTTTAGTTTTTCAAATAATTCTAAATAATAACCATCATATTCTTTATCTTCTTCAACTAATACAATCGCTAATAATTCAATAAATTTTGTTGGTGAATCAGGTTCTTGTGTGGTTATATCAATATCAATATGTTGACGTAATTTAATTTTATCTTGTGTTGGAATATGATATTTAATACCATCTATTTCAATTTCATTATCTGCATCAGTATAATAAAATGATTCACGTACATACAGGAATGATAACAGGTCACGTAATTTATTATAAAAATCAATCGGTGCATCTAATATTTCATCCTCACTAATTCCAATTAATCTACTGAATATTTTTACTTCATTCTTTACATTAATAATTTCATTATTAGATTCTTCATCTTGTTCATGCAAGTCATAAAAGACCTGACAATATTGTTCAAATGTCAGGTCATCCCATTCAGAAGGTATATTATATTCAATATCATTTATTTTTACTTTTTGCATTAGACTTTTTTGTTTTTACACTCTTATTTTCTTTTACAGGTTCTTCACTTATTTCTTCTACAATTCCTGTATCAATTCTTTCTTCACTTATTTCTTCTGTAACTCTTACAGGTTCAACTTTTTCATCTAAATCAACACCTTCATTTTCTAACACCATTCTGCCATATTTAGCATAGTTTTGAATACCGATTATATATTTTGAAAAACCACACGATTTACATGCACCTGCTTGTACTGATGTACCTTTAATAGCATTATATGCTTCTAATACCTTCACAGGGTCAATATGTCTTTGATTCTTACCATATTCAACTAAAAACTGTTCAGCTAATAATACATTTTCTTTTGTGTATGAATGTGATTTTGATACACTTACACGTCTTTTGTTTGCTTCAATTATATTCATTTCATTAATTCTTTTAATTCATTATATTTTTTAAATAATTTATTCTTTGCACTAAATGCTATATGAACACCACCACACATTATTAGAGTGCATATAACCACCATTATATTGATGTTTATCAATAATGATAGTAACACACCAATAAAAAATAATATAAGTGCTAATGCCCCTAAGAATAATGCCATTATTATATATATTGCTTTCTTAAAGTCATTAGTATTTGGTATTTCTTTTATTATTTTTAAACTAACTTCTGTAAGTTTATTATCATTTTGTTTTTTTACTTGTTCTATATTCATTTTCAATTTCTTTATTTCTCTTATATATTATAAATATGCCATAACCTGTAATTATACCACACCACACTAAATAAAATGGGTTGATAAATGCTAAATTGATTGATATAAATGTTTGAAGTGTAGCATAACTGCACAACCAACAGGTAAACGGCTTGTGATTAAATAATTCAATTTGAGGTAAATTATACTTTAAAGAATGGGTGGTAATGAATGTGGTTATATATACTATAATACCTATTATTACAACTAACCATAATTCAAAAAAACTTGGTATTAATTCAATCATATATTTTACTTTTTAATTCTTTTATTTCATTATTGTTTTTCACCCATTTATTGATTTTTGCAAGAATATTATTTGTCTTTGATTCTGATAATTTGAATATTTTACACAATTGTTTTTTATTCTTAATTTTACCATTCGCTTTTAAATATTTATACATGCAATATATATCAGCTTCGAGTGGTGAAAACTCTTTACCAACCACATCTATAATATTCTTATAGAGTTTATTTACATTCTGATGGTATGTTTCATTATCAAAATCTTCTTCAATTAAATAATTTAAATAAGATTGAACATCTGTTTGTCTTGTGTCACCGCTAACATCATCACCCACATCAAAATATGGTGATTCCTGTTGTTCAAATAATCCTTTAACTTCTCTCTTATTATCTCTATCTTTATATTTTTTATCATCTAAATATTTGTTACGAGCACACCAAAAAAAGTAACTTTCATAATCATCTATTTTTTTCGGATGATTAATAATAGAATTTGAAGTTGATATAATGGCATTATGAAAAGAATCATCATCATATGTACCATTTTTAATTAACCCTTCTTTTAACCTATCATAGTTATCATTAATGAATTGTAGATAGTCATTATAGTCAGTATTATTTACCATAATACACCATCCTTTCTTGTTTCAATTCATCAGGTAATTGATGTGATTTGGTGTATTCGGCATTAACTTTTAATTGATAGTACTTGTGTAGTACTTTTACATCCGATTGATGTTGTTTGTTGGTGTATCTTTCTTGTACTTCAAGTGATGACCTATCAACATCAGTAATGTCATGTACATACATGTGGTGTTCTGACAAATTGATATAATGTATTCTACATTTTTTATTGTGATATACTTCTATTTCTTTTTTCTTGAATAATAGTTTGTTGTATTTCACATCTTGTATTCCATATGCAGGTAATTCACGATAGTATTTAGGTGGTGTGTATCGGTTTTTAATTTCAATAATATGTATAGTACCACCCATTTCTACAATTAAATCACAGCAGTCATATTTCTTTGTATCGTATATGGTATTTTCATCAACACCATTTTTAATAAGGTATTCTTTTACTACTTTCTTACCCCAATAGTCATTAAACTGTGTTAGTCTTTCATTTTCTGTAATATTTTTCATTAAACATCTCTTTATAATAAATATAGAGAAATGTGAAAAAATGTAAATATTTAGCAGAAAAAAGTTAAATTATTTTTCAATAATCATTTAATATGTTGAATATTAATATTTTAATTAGAAAAGAAATTTGATATTTTATTTCCTAATGTTGCTGATTTGGTATTATATTTCACCACCACATCATTTACTATTAGATATGCTGATGAATTATTATCATAATATACACAAGGGATATTTTTATATTCATCATTAAGTGATGGGTGGTTCTTCTCCAACATATTATATAATGATGTGTAACCTAAATAATTCATCAACTGATTTACATATTCATCATCTGTATATGCTCTATCGGTTTTTTCTTCAAAATCATCAATATTAAATGAATTGAATTTGTCTAACATATAAGAAGATGTAAACCTGATGGTGTTAACTGCTGATGGTAGATTTAATGATGTTACCCAAGATTTTAATTCATTAATATTATTAATTGTTGTGATAGGTATGGGTAATGATAATAGGTTTAATTTATCTATTACTAACTGTTTTATGTTTTCTTTATTCATTTCAATATTATCTTTATAATAAAGATTTTGAAGGGTATAAAAAAAGTGATGACCTACTTTCACAAGCAAGTCACCACCGAATAATAATTATTTTGAGAATTTTTAGCACCCTATTAGCAGTCGGTACTATTACTGTTTATTTTTTCAAATAATTGATGTTCAATTTTATAATACATACAGTATTTTGTTTTATCATATTGATAACATCTTTCTAAACTTTCTAATTCTTTTACTAATTCGTCTATTGAAGACTTGCAAGAATATCCCCATCCTTTTGTATCTCCTTTAAATTCATTATTATATACATAGTATATATCTTTATCATTAGTTCTATCAATTATTATTGGTTCTATTAATAGGATTTTTTGTGCATCACGATTAAAAAGTTTACCTCTTTTTGTTTGTGATGATATATCTAAATCAATACCATAATATTCTACTGAAATACCATCACCAAAATCATATATATCAGATAATAATTGTTCTAATCTATTTTCAAGTTCTTTTCTTTTTTCTTCTTTATTAATCATTCCTTATCAATTTATTTCATCTTCATTTTCTTCACCACTTACATCATTTAAAAATCTAATAAGTTTGTTTAATACTGACATTTTCTTTTGTTGACGTTCTTCATCATCTTCAAAATAACTATCAGGTAAAACAGGTAAAAAATCTGCAATTGGTTTTATTTCACCATCTACTACAACATCTAATCTTTTACCTTCTTCTGCACCCTCTATTACTGTTACAGGTAAGTATTCATTTTCATTTCTATCTATCATTTTCTTCTATTACTTTTTTACTTCTTTATTTTTTATCATATCAGTAACTGATACTATTGTTATTGGTAATGTTTCTTTATATTCGAGAATGAATAATATTTGTGATTCATTAATTATTTCATATTTAAATATATCATAACCATTAGCTAAAATTCTATTTAATTCATGTATTTGTTCTAAATACATAGTGTTAATATTAATTATTTGTTTCATTTTTCTTCTTTTATTTCTTCTTTATTATCATCTAAAAAGCTTTCAAAAGCTTCTAAGAATCTTGCCATATATTTATATCTAATACCAAGTAATTTATTATCATCATCAAATACATCTTCTTGTTGGTAATTTGATAATATAAATTCTTTGTCTGTATCTGTCCAACAAGTATCTAAATCTAATAGTACAGGTAATAAATACTTACCTAATTCAGTTCTAATATGTGTATATGTTGGTTTTGTGCTATTCTTTACATCTGTACTATTATATGATGTTTGTGTTCTTCGGTTTAAATCCATCAGGTAATATGTAAAGTCCTTTATTGTTAAGTCTATTTTATAAGTTTGCATTATTCAATTCTATTAATCTCACATTATATTTATCAATAATCATTTTTAAGGTTTTAAAATCTCGACTATCAATATTTTCATTTAATATCTTTTCTATATCAACATCTACATTTCCAAAATATTTAAAATGATTATTGTTATATTCTTCTTTTGTCGTTTTTTCTAAATGAGATAAAATAAAATGACCTGTGATATATTCACCATCACAACTAAGATTTGAAAAAGAAAGATAATATGGTACATTATTCAAAATTATATTTACCATATTAGTATAATATGCTGTGTCATCAATTACACCTTGAAAATCAAAATATACCTTATATAACTTGTAATATTTTTTTGAAAAGAAACCATGACTAACGTATTCCATATTACATTTATAATCAAGTGTTGGATAACTATTATTTGTTAGTTGTATTTCATTTTCAGTTACTATAATTGAAATATATTTTTCTATATTGAAAGTATCTAAAATATATTTTTTTATAATCTTTCTATCTCTATTATCAGATAATGGTGTTTTAATGCTAATTACAACAGGTTCTTCACCTATTTTTATATTATTTAATTTATTATCGAGTTGTTTTTTTAAATCATTTAAATCTTCTCTTTTTCTTACTGTTACTATCATTTATTTTATTCTATTATTTTTTATTTATATCCATTACAGGGGTCAAACCTTCGGATGGTACATATATGATTTGAGGTAATGAACCTTTATCAGCTAATTTTTCTAATGTTCTGATGAATAGATATTGATTATAGGTTGAAGTAAGTGTACCATTTTCTTCTTCCATAGCTTTCTTCATACCTTTTGCACGTTCATATTCAGCTTCTGCATTTAATTTTTCTGCTTCTAACTTTGCTTTTGCTTCTTCAACCAAAATTCTTCTATTTTGTTCAGCACGTGCCATTTCAGCTTTACCACTCATTTCTTGTTGCCATACATTATATGTTGGTATTCCGTACATAAAACCACCTACAATTAATACTAAAATTGCTATTACTGTTAATGTTATAATTCCTGTTGCTTTCATATTTTCTTTATCCTCTTTTTTTCTTTTTTCTTTATTTAAATTATTTATGTGTTCAAATTGTATATCAAATTCATCTTCTGTACTTATATTATTAAAATTCATTTTACTACTCATATCACTATCTTTATTATTATCAATATCTATTCAACCACACAAATTTTTCCCAATCTTCAAAATTGTCACAATCAAGTGTCAAGGTCATTTTATAGATACCATCTTCATATTTGAGTGAACTCAAATTCTTACATTTCTTAATAACATGTAATGGTAGACTATTAAAGTTTTCCAATTCAAATATCATTTCTATCTGTGTTGTTTGTTTTTGTTTACCCCAAAAGTTTGTTTCAATTTTTTCTAATAAATTTATCTTCATATTATTATTTTTATTATCTCTATTATTGTTAGAATAAATATCATTCCTATTACCATGTAAGTGTGGTTTTCTTTCAACCATTTTTTAATCTTTGTTTTCATACTCTCTTTTTATTATAAATATCTACTACTTTGCTAAAATCTACTTTTTTCATAATATTTTTTTTACATTTGGATAATCTAATTATACCATTATGAAAAAGGAAAAAATTGCACCACCTACTTTTTCAGTAAAAAGAATTAAAGAAGATAAATATATCATAGTCTTAGATGGTACTCATTTTTGTGTAGCAGGTGAATATTATAATACTTACGATGCTGCATTAGATAGAGTAATAGATTTAAGTTTGGGTGTTAGAAGGTAACTTTTTAATATTCTTCTTCAACTGTTTCTTCTTTATCCACCCATAGACCATATTCAGTTTTTACTAAATCTCGATGTGGGTATATCTTCTGTTGGTAGTCATCATCAAATATTGATACCTCTTTAAATTGGTTTTCAATTCTCTTATAATAATCTAATCTATCATCTATTCTTTCTCTTTTTTCAGCATCTGACATATCTGTATTCATCCATTTTTCTAACAGGTATTCATCTGTATTTTTCTTAAATAAATTAATTTCTTCTTCTGAAACTAATGATGAATCAATTGATGATTCAACTATAATTTCAACAGCAGGTAATGTAAATGGTGGTTCAGTTCTTACAGGTTCAGCAGGTATAGGTTCTTCTTCAACTGACATATTTAAATCAAAACCATTTATTTCACCATCTTTTGTCGGATGTTGTGCAGAAGCTGCTATTGCTATCTTTATAAGTTCAGGTTTTACTTCTACTTGTGCTTCTGTTGGTTTTGGTTGTTGTGATTTGTTTTTGGTATGAGTTAAAAATGCATTTTCTAATGCTTCACCAACTGTAAAATCAGTACCAAAATCTTCATTTACTTTATTGAAGTTTACTAAATAGAATTTTTGCAAACCACCATCTATTTTTTTACCATTAAATGTTTTTACATACCCTAATTTTTCTGCTTTTTTGAAAACATTTAAAACAGACTGTTGTGATACATAATAAGTTTCCATGTATAGTTCTGTATTTAAATTGGAATGATAAGGTTTATGTTTGTTTCCGTACCATAAATTAATCTTACAGAATTTGTTAGTATAATTAAATACTTGTGACAGTATTATTGTTTCTGTTGGTGTAAATGTCTTCAATAGTTCATTTATCACTAACGTTTTCAGGTTGTTATTCTCTTTCATATTCTCAAATTTTATTTTTTATTATTCTTATATATACTATAAATAGTCTGCTTCTTTCTAAAATCTACTTTTGGTACAAACTTTTTTTATCTTTTTTCAAATTCTTCTACTTGGAGTAGAAAATCATCATATTCTTTTTCTTTAAGCCATACCAAATAATCATCATCTGTTGGTAATGTACCATTCATTAATTCTTGATATGATACATAATTCAATTCTGTTTGGTATGCTCTGCTGCTGTAACTCATATATTATAAATATTTTAAATTCTAATTTTTATAAATAAAAAAAACAATAAGACAATAGCAGATGGTGCAGATAATCTACTGCACCTGTTACTATTATTTTATTGTTTTAAATTGATTGATTAAGAAATTGGAAAGGATTGTGTTTTTCTCTAACCTTAATTTCTACTACAAATATACTAAAAAGGATTGAGAAAGAGAAATATTTTATGCATTATTTTCATCAGACTGCAAAATATTTTCTGTTAATTCTTTTTCAATCTTTTCTATTTTAAGAAGTTTTAACTAATTGTATTCTGCTTGGATATACAAACTGTCGGATTGGTAGATAAAGTGTCTTAGAAATGATTTAAATGATGTTCTGAAAGGTTTTAGGGGTCTGTGCGGTTCTATATTATTTTATATATTGGAATAATTAAATTAATTAATACTATATCTTCAACCATTCCATTAAAATCTTATTCTTGGAATTATGTATTATCTTTTTTCAATAATATGGATTATAAATTATCATTTCAATCTTCGATTTCAATTCAATTTATAATTGTGCAAATAATTAACCTTAACTATTCTATATAGATTCTGCAAGAATTATCAAAAATATGTATTCAAAAATTTCTTTTTATTAATTATTTTTTATTCTTAATTTTTAGGTATATATTATTAATTATTTACTATTAATTTTTCATTATTAAATTATATACTATTAAATAAAAGGAATGATAAAATCTATAACACTTCTACATAATTTTAAAAAACTTCATTTATTTAATAATGATAAAATTTATAATTCTTATAAGAATATATAACAAGAAAAAAGGTTGGTAATGTTTATTCATTCCAACCCATAAATACTTTTCATTTCAGTTATATTTTTTCATTTACTTCAAACCACTAACTGTTTAAATAATGGTATGCAAGTTCTTTGCAAAAGCCATTAGTGTCAAATCCATGCCTACAACCATTTTCAGTTTTTTCTGATGTCCTAAAAGAATCAACATCATTCATAATATCGGCAAATGATGTATTATGTTTCTTTATCAAATCCAATAACACTTCATCTTTATCTCTAAAGTCTATTTCAAGACCCATAAACAAATTGAAAGTATCCAAAGCTTTCAATACTATTTGTCCACCTGTTGCTTCGATAAAGAAACTTGCAACCTCTTTTTTCATTTTTACACTTGCTTCTAAAAAACCTTCACTTAAAAATTCTCTCATAAATTATTAATTTAAATATTAGTAATAATCACTTCAATTCAGGCAATAAAAAAACACACCATAATCTGATGTGTCAATTACAACTTCTATCTTGAAGTAATCGTTAATTTCAATAAGTAAGCATTTTTAATTATCGTTATAATATGGACTGCTTTTTCCAATTGTTTCACAAAGGTAGAAAAAAACATCCATATACACAAATATTTTCAATTAAAAAAATAAATAAAACAAATTTAACGTTAAAATTTCCAAATTAGATTTACAATCCATTTTCGGCATATCTCTTTTTCATAACTTCCAAATCATCTTTAAATTCAATTAAATCTAATTCATCACCAAAATAGGGGTCATCATCAAATGTTATCAATAACCTATCAATATCTTCTATATATTTATCAGGAATATAATCCTGAATAACAGTCTTGAAATTATTACCCTCATAAATTTTAGTAAATTCTCTTGGTATATCTGTAAAAGAATAATAGCTAATATATAACTTATAATAATAGTCATCCTCTTCTGTAAAATCAGTATCAGTAATGTATTTTTGAAATTCTTGGAATTTATCTACTGTCATATTTTTATTAACTATTGATTACAATACAAACTTAGTTAATTTCAATAGTAATTTCATCAGTTGCTTCTTCCAATATCTTATATAATTTTTTAAATGTTTCGGTTGATTCAACTACCTGACCTTTAATTTTATTTTTCCCAACAATTATACAACCTGCTGAACTCTTTTCTGTATTACCAATATGAATCAATATACCATCAAAACCTTTTACATTAAGTAGTCTTGGAACTTTACCACCACAAAAATCTTTATAGAATTTCTTTTTGCTGAATTTGGGTGATACAACATTTAATGTAATCTTATATGTTCCTGTTGGTATAGCTGTTTCAGCATATACTTTTATTTCTTTAATGTCTTCAACTGACATATCTTGGTTTAATCCTCTGTCAGTATCTTCTATGGTATCACAAAAATATTCACCATCAATATATATTCTACCAATAGTATATTCTGTACCTTTGTATATTCGATTTAAAGTTAGTTTCATTTTAAAATTTGTATTATGTCTGAATTATTGGAAAAGTTGAAAACGAACATCTTTGAAAATCTACCTGAAATTCTGAAAGATGTACATGATAAAATTGTTGTATTAGATGATGAATTTTTATTTGGTGATGCAGATATTGTAGTATATATTGAAGGTCAAGGTTATGTTGCAATAACTCAAATTGAAGTAGTAAATGATGAAGTTATTGTAAGATTCAAAAACAAATTTGATGTATGGTTAGAAGACCTTAGATTTTTAGTTCTTAAAAATGAATCATCAAAACCTCTTAAAGAATTAGAAGCACCTGCAATACTTGCAATTTATGAATATGTAATGGTATCGGATTAATTTATTTAAATTTCCATCCAACATAACCACCAATAAACACATCAGGTTTTTTGTAGAATAAACCATAACCAAAACCTACACCAACACCATATGTTATACCACCTTTATTACTCATTTTAATAGTGGTGTTTTCTATTATTTGTGGGTATCTAACACTTATATCAATACTGTCTAATGTGGTCTTATATCCACTTAAAAACGCATTATATTTAATAGTATCAGAACCTTGAAATAAGGTGTTTGTATAGTGGTATTTCGATATTGGAATATTAACAGGAACATAGACACTATCAATTGTCATTAATGTATCTGTAACATATCTATCAACATATTTATATTTCAAAATCGAAACAGTATCACGTACCACCACATCGACATATATAGTATCTGTATATGTAATTATAGTTTCTTGATTATCAACTCTGAAAGTCTTATAATTACGCACAATCATAAAGACATTACTGATAACCAATAACCCAATAAGTATATAATTGATAGTGTTTTTCATAACAATTAAAATTTTTAATTAATACCACTAATCAGATTAGCTATCTGATGTGTTAGGGGTGGTGTTAATTTATTTAATTGAACTTCATCTAACACACCAACCTTAGATGATGTAATTGCTAACAATCCAACCATCTGATTTTTATCACCATAGATAGCACATATATAATATGACTTCACATTATTGTTCTTCATCTTCCTAACTATCTTTGTGTTAGGTGCTTCATCTATATCAGATGTATATATGTATCTATCTTTCTTCAATTTTTCTAAAAAACCTGTATAATTACCTGTATTTTGTCTTTGGTATTGGTCATTCACGTAATCAATACTATCAGAATACACATCAATACTTTCATAAGTCGCTGAAAAATGATAAAAGGGTAGAAGTGAAGCATTTTGTGAACCATTATGAAATTCTAATAACATCACTCTATCAGCACCTGATTTATATCTTAATACATCTAACATATCAGGGATTCTAATATCAGCTTCTTTACGTTTTTCAATACCTTTTTGGTGTTTAACTTCTTGGTTATCTATATATCTATCTAAATATTTTTCTACATTAATTGGATTGTATATTATATTTATAATAAGGAATAGTATTAATACACAATAAGCTATGGTTAATTTACCATGTTTACTTACCAACCCTACAATTTTTCCAAACCAATTAAATCTATCATTTTCTGTTGCCATTACATTCTTTGTCTTTTCCTCTTATTTACAACCACATTTTCTTTTCTTTGGAAAATATATATGGGTTGACATATTTACATCTGCTGTACCTTCATTAACTTTTAAATATTTATTACAATTACATTCTTGTGATGGTCGCCATAATGGGTATTGGTCACTACATTCACATAGATATTTAATCAATAATTCTTTTGCCATTTCAGCATTTTCTTTTGTTGAATAAATAAATTCAGCTAATTCTTTTTCTGATATAGTTTCTGAATTTTCTGATTTGAATTTTACAATACCTTTTTCTGCTATGGTATATGTTAACCCTCTCATAGCAATATATTGAGTATATAGAGCTAATACAGGTGCTATTTTCAACATCAAAGCTTCATTTGCTTCTGTCAGATTACCATCAGCAATTTGTAGTGTCAATTCTGCTACAAGTGGTGAACCCAAAACATCATCAATAAAGAAAGGTTGAGCCAAAGCAACATATGGTATAATCTTATCTACACCAACATTTCTTGTTATGTCAGAATACAGTTTTAATTTTTGTTCATCTATTAAATATATTTGTGTTAACTTGTTCATTCTACTTTATTTTCATCTGCTTTATTATCAAGGTCTTCAACAGCATCTTCTTCTGCTTCTTCTTTTGCTCTATCTTCTGCATCGCCCGATTCAACATCTAATACATCTTTTGCTTTTTCTTCATTCTCTTCAACCTTACCTTCAATTTCTTTTCTTAAATCAAAATCAATAATATTAAGTACTGATGGATAACCATTTAACTCTAATAACCAATTCATTTTATCTAAAACGAAATTTCTAATATTATTCACAATAGATAATTTATATTTAGCTTGTGATGATATTAATAATTCAGCTTGTGATGTAAAACCTGTTGAAGTTGCAACTGCTGCTAATATTGGATGGGTTAAACCATTACCTGTAATAATTTGGTATTTTACTTCTTCAATTACAGTTTTATACAAATCAGCGTTGTTAGATGTAGATATTGGTTTAATGTCAGGTAATACACCATTATCACCAAATAATAACATTATATTACCTGCATTTTCAACACCTGAAAAATTAGATAGTAATGAATCATATATTGCTTCTTTTTTATCATTTTCAGGTTCATTTGGGTAAAGTATAGCAGTTGAAGGTGTAAAACCATTAGCTATATTATTTAGGTAGTATTTTGATAATAATATTTCTGATAATATCCAATTAGCACATGAATACCAAAAAGGCATACCATAGTAATAATTAATGTCATCAACATCATAGTCTTTAAAATAATATAGATATGTTTCACCTTGTTGTACAGGTACTGTATCAAATATTGGTAATTTAACCACATTCTGACTACTTGCAGATTTCCAATTAGTACATAAATATGCTGTATCTATTTCACCTTCATTATTATAATTACCTAATCTAACTTGACTTACAGGTGTATGTTTATATAAGTATTTATTACCTGCTTGATTTAAAGTTATTTGTACAGCAAATGCACCAAAATGTATAAAATCTTTCATGCATCTTCTTGTTAATTCTTCCCAATTATATTTCATATTTGGGGTGTAAATTTCCTGTGTCCATTCCTCAAAACCTGCACCCATAGCTTCAATAAATAGATTGGATAAAATGCGTGATTGTGTATTAGATTCTTTTGCAAGTTTTATAAATTCTTGCGGTGCTAAATTGTTGTTACCAAAATTAACCCAAGACTTAGATGTTCTGTCAACTGATGGTAGCTTAATAGACCTATCAGCCAACTGTATAACCTGTTTAAGAAATTTATCATTAGTATTTATGTTTTTTAAGTTGCTCATTCATAGTATTCTTACTTTTTATTATTAAGCATTTTCTAATGCTTCAATTCTTGATGTTAGGTCATCAATTATTGTTTGTAAACCACTTGTAATTGGTAATTCATCAGGTAAATAACCTGCAATTCTTTCACTATTATCTACAATCCCATCTTCATTAGAATCATATTGTGATTTAAACATATCACCTGCAACAGCAGATGAAGAATTACCCCTATATATTACATCGAGAGCATCACCAATAGTAGTTTTTGGGTAAACTACACCATCTATTTGAAATTTGGGTATATGTGCTGTGAATAAGGTATTATCATATAAATAATCTTCTTGGTAATAGAATGATATACTATCACCTTTTATTTTATACATCAATTCACCAAATTGAAAACCTTGTTGTGTGTCTTGGTTACTGTCTAATAATTGAATATAACCATTTATTGTTATTAGTTTTTTCATTTAATAATCTCTTTATAATAAAGATTTAGGTGAATGATTTTTAACTATCTTTGTGTTAGAATAAAAATATAAGCAACGCATATATTTTTTAGAGGTACTCGAAAAACGGCTAATTTTTTGAAAATCTGCACTCTAAAAGATAGACTTGTGTTACTGCATCATATGGTTGGTGTAGTGGCAGGTTTATTTTGGTACAGATTGGGATTTAGCCGTTCCTTCGATACTCAATTTAAATTATGTACTACATCAACTTTTTTTTATGAAAACTTCTACATACTACACAATTGCTACCATTCTAATTATCATAATATTATCTTATTTAACAATTGAAATTGTTTCTATTCAGAAAAAAATAAAAGAGACTGAAAAAGAAATGATAAGATTGAAAAGAGAAATTAGAGAAAACGAAAAACAGAATAGATATGATTATTCTGATTTAGATGATTATGGTTTTTATTCTTCACCCCCTCGATAAGAAATAATATTTTAATAACTTAAAAATAAATTGATTATGAAAAATTATGTGATTTGCTTTTTTATTGGTGTTGTTGGGATGCTGATTTATTTAGTGGTAAATGATGATAAAAATGAATCGGGTGATTCATACCCAATTGTTTACTATTATGGTGAAAAAAGTTATGATGGAAATGTTAAAAACAAATATGTTTTAAACAAAGACAAAACCGCTAAAATAATCTATGAATACACTTGGAATGGTACACAAAAAGTATATGACACTTATTGGCAAGAAGGTAGTGATGGTTCTTATTGGATTAAAAGTGATTTGTATGGTTTTGAAGTTATTAAAGAAGGTAAAGTATATATGTCAGTAGATGATGCCAAATCAAAAAGGGGTGGTACATCGTTAATGAGAGAATAATTACCTTTAACACTCAATTATTATACTTAACTATTGAAGCACCTTTTAGGGGTGCTTCTTTTTATTTCCATGTTGCAGGTATTGATGTGTAATCTGTTAATGTGGTACAGTTATTAAATGTACCTGATATGGTTGTAGCTGATGTTAGTTTAGCAATTATTGGTAATGCTTCACCTGTAATCTTACAATTTCTAAATCCATATGAAGTATTAATTACTTTATTTAAAGTTGCTCCATCAAATACATCATTTAAATTAGCTGTTAGTGCAGAACAATATGCAAATATCTGACTGTAATTGGTACATTTAGTGTTATATCTAAATAATTTAGATGGTAATGATGTTAACCCTGTACAGTTAGGACATATATAATAGAATGATGTTATTTTAGTCATAATATCAAATATTCCACTCGGTAATGATGTAAGACCTGTACAACCATAAAACGTACCTGATGTAGTTAAACAATTAGGTACTTCAAATTTAAAACCATTACCAAAACCTATCAATTTTTTTCTATTATTACATATTTGGTCAATATTGGTTATTTCATCTGATTTATAAATATTTATATGGGTCAAACAGTCATATGATTGTGCATTAAATAACAATTTTGTTACCCTTGCTTGTTCTTCATTTGGTATAAATACTTCATCTATATGTACTGTAAATACTGATTTAGATGGAAATGTATGTTGATGGGTTGTAGATGTAGCAGCAAGTTCTTTTGTTTCGGTTGTGCCATCACCCCAATCTATAATTAATGTTGGTTTTCGATTATATGAAGTAGAATAATTTGATGTAGTTGAAAATACACCAACAGTTAATGATGTAGCTGATGTTAAATCAATTACAAATTCCCATGCACCCCAATATTGAGGTACTTTATTTTCTATGTTATAATGTCTTCTTGCCATAATTAAATATTGTCTTTGTAAATGTTATCAATTGAATCATAATCACTTAATGATTTACAATTTTCAAATAAATATGCTGATACATATTCATTACCTGCTACACCTGATGGTAATCTATCAATAAATGTTTGTCCTGTACCTGTCATACTCTGATTACCGCTAAATGCTAATGTAACATCTGTAACTTGTGATATATCCCAATTATCAGATAGTTGATTCAAATCAAAAACATAGTTTTTATGTATTCTAAAAGCAGATTTTAAATCTAATATAGGTACAGTAATTTTTGATAAACCTTTAATATCCAATTCTTGAAATTTAGATGAACCTGAAAATGCTGAATTTAAATCATTTACATCAGGTATATTAATATTTAAAATGTGGGTAACTGATAATGGATTAACTGAACCACCAAATAAAGATTTTATACTTATACCATTAAAATTAAACCTGTTAACTTTTACTATTGGTAATTCTACATATGTACCTGATGGTTTTGTAAATGTAAACCAATAAGGTCTAACTAATGATTTATCAGATATTTGTGATAATGATACTAAATAAGTACCTTCTGCTGTATATGTGTGGGTAAATGAAGTAGGTTGTAAGCCTGTATTAGTGTATAATGGTGTTACATCTACTGTTTCAACAGTACCATCACCCCAATCTACAAGAATACGACAATAGGCAATATTTGTACCTGTCATATTTCTTCTATTCATCCTACCAAGATGTAATAATTTACCTACATTATCTGCACTTACAGATACTTCTAAATCTATATTTAAATTACCTTCTATCATATTGTTATATAAATTATAATGTCTTCTACTCATAGTATTATTTTTATTAAAAAAGGGTTGGCTATTTAACCAACCCTTACATATTAAGTTTTAATTATTAGGCACTTACAATAAATGTTGCTCTTATTGTATCATTCGCCCATTTCATAACAGATATTTCAGCTAAACCACCTGCTTTTACAACAGGTATATCACCTGTAATTGTTGATAATCCTGTAATTTCTACATCAACAGTTCTATTATTTATTACAGTTATGTAATAATCTTTACCATATTCAGGTAAATTATTAATAGTTAATGCAACTGTTGCACCTGAACCTGTTAATGTCAAATGATAATAGTTATAAGTAGATATATTACATGTAGAAGATGCACCTGATACAGTTACTGATGTATAAGTATTCTTAACTACATATTTTGCATCACTTTGTGTCTTGGTATAGTAATCACCAAATTTATTTTCAAGATTGGTTATATCAGTATCAATATCAAGTAATTTAGTGTCTACTTCTGTTTTAGAATATACTTCTGATTTGGTGTACACATTAGATACATTAGCTTTACCATTCAACAGGGTATTTACTTCGGCTTGTGTATATGTTTGTGCTTTGGTGTACACATCAGCACTATTAGCTTTTGCAGATAATAATGTATCTGTTGCAGTCTTGGTATATACATCAGATGTATTTGCTTTGGTATTTAATTTTGAATCACTTTCAGCTTTGGTATAACTATCACCAACGTTAGCTTTTGTACCTAACTTAGTATCAACTTCTGATTTCGTGTAGTAATCATCAACATCAGGTATAACAATACCATTAATTAAATCATCTACTTGTGTCTTGGTATAAGTTGTAGATTTATCTGCTTTATTCGCTAACAAAGTTGTTAAATCAGTAGTTTTTGTGTAGTCTACAAACTTATTATCTACATTAGTAATAGACGTATTTACAGCCGTTATTTTAGCATCTACTTCTGTTTTGGTATAAGTGGTGCTTTTGTCTGCTTTATTACTTAGATTCGCATCTATTACAGCCTTAGTATATACATCTGCACTATTTACTTTACCTGATAACTTAGTATCTACTTCTGTCTTGGTATAATAATCATCGGGGTCAACAGTATCTAATGCGTTTATCTTTGCATCTACTTCTGTTTTAGAATATGTTTCTGATTTTTTATAGTAATCACCTAATTTAGTATTGATTGTAGTATTAAAATCAGTTGATATATCACCAATTTTAGAATCTACTTCTGTTTTATTGTAATATTTAGAAGCATCGAAATAAGGTATTGTATAAGAAGTTGCATTACCCTTATAATCAGTAACAGTTAATTTACCATCTAATGCAGTATATACAACAGAAGATATAGTACCTGCTTTCAAATCTTCAATATCATTTTCAATATCTACTATTTCTGATGGGTCTATATTCAAATCATCTATAATATCATCAATTTCTGATTTGGAATATACATCTGACTTATCAGCTTTACCATTAATTTTACTATCAATAGTACCTAATAATGTATCTATTTCAGATTTTAAATAATACTTAGAAGCATCAAAGTATGGTATATCTAATTTAGTTTCAATACCACCTAATGTTATCAAGGTCAACACATCATCTTCATATGTTGCTATAATATATGCTTTGTTGGTGTTTGATTTATTTACATTTATTTGTTGCTGTAAATAAGCAATATCAGCAGGTGTAACTTCACCACTCGAACCTGAACCTGATGGTGGTAAAAATATATTACTTAATGCGGTTGGTAAATCTTCTTTGGAATAAACAACACCATCTACTTCAAGATTTTTAATAGCACTTGAAATAAATGGTACTGTATATATTTTTTTATTACCTTCTTTTAAAATAAAGAATGTAATATCTTCATCTTCTATTTTATACGTTAATGATAATTTACCTATTGCAGATGCATCACCATTATTTTCTGTAAATAAAATATAATTATTTAATGTGTTAAGTTTAATCATTTCAATATCTTCTTTATAATAAAGATTTGAATGAATGATTTTTATTCAACTTCACATTCACTATTTTGTAATTCCCAATCAGCCGTTTTATTTGGTAATGGACATGAAGATAAATCACTAACTATTTCTACTTTGGTAGTTCCAAATGATGGAGAATCAATATTAATATCTTCATATGTAACTGTTGCTTTACCATCATTACCTGCTACACCACTTGGTTGATAATTTATCTTATTACACACCCTGCTAATCTCTGACCATGCAGGTGCATCATCAACACATTCATCAGGTGCATATATACGTTCAGTTTTGGTAGTTCCATAACTCGGTGAATATGGATTGGTATCTAAGTATTTCTTTATTTTATATCCTGTATTTGCCATAGTATTTTTTAATTAAAATTTATTGTGCCTTCCAATTTGCAGGTATTGAATTATAATCACTTAATGATGTACAGTTATAAAAACATTTATAGTAATCATTATAGCTTGATAAGTGATTTAATCTACTGATAATGGGTAATGCTGAACCTGTAATCTTCTTACAGTTATAAAACATACTATTTACACTATCTACATTACTTAAATCTACATTATCAAAGAAATCATTTATATTCAATACCAAATTTTGATTCTCATAAAACATAGAACCTAATGCACGTGGTTTTAAACCACTCATAATATGGGTTGGTATAGTCTGTAATTTGCTATCAAAAGCAAACATACTACCATAACCAATACATTTATTATTAAATATCTTACTCCAATCACCATCTTGTACTTCAACCAAATTAGACATATAACCAAAACTTCCTATATTTTCATTATTATCTTCATTTGTTCTAATTATATTATAATCACTTGGTTCTATTAAAGTTATTAATGTATTTGTAGGTTTAATTATAGTATTAAAATATGTTTTGAATGTTAGTTTATATTTAATTATTTCACTTGTTAATTTACTCATAGTGAAAGAACTAATTATACCACCACTACCAATTTCAGCAACTGAAACATTTATAATATATTCACCTGCTAATGTATATGTATGTGATACATCTGTTTGTGTGATTGGTATTAATTCATTAGAACCATCACCCCAATCTATAAGAACTGAACAACCATTATACAAACCACCTGAAAAACTGTATGTCTTACTAAATGCTACATCAGTATAATTATTACTTGGTACTACAATCTTATATACTATTTCACCACTTACAGGTATAGGACACATAGAAGTATCATATACCTTTTCAGTTTTTATATTTCCATATGTCGGTGAATATGGGTTTATATCTTTATATCTATCTAATCTATATCCTGTATTATCTGCCATTTATAAATATTTTATCTTAATTATTTGTTTGGTAATATATTCAAAGTGTTATTTAACAACCATTTACCATCAATACTTGTATCATCAATATCAACAGGGTATTCACTATGATTTAAATAGATATTATCTAAACTTACTTCATCTGATGTTGGTGATTCCCAATAACTACATCTATTGATTCTGTATTGAACATCTTTAAAATTATTAAATACAAATTTTCCAATATTATCTTTATTCAAATTGATAACATAAATCAAACTATCAACCACACCACCAACTACTTTTTTCAATTCTAATCTTGCAACCCAATCATCAGTATCAAATAAAAATTCATCAGGTGCATTATCATAACCACCTATGGTTGTTCTACCAATTGTTTGTGAACAAGTATCAGATGGTTCATTCACATCTCGATATTGATTATAAGTTGGTGAGTATTCATTTCTGTCAATCTGTACTATGTTAGCTGTACCATCACCATATATCACACCATCAATATTAATAGTCTTACAAGTAGAAGATAGGGTAAACCAATTAGGTGTTATATCGGGTGCAGGGCAATCAGTAGTATTATATATTTTATCTTCATATGTTTCATTATATGATGGTGATAAACTATTCATATCTTGGTAGGTAATAATATAATAACCACTATTACCTGTTTTACCTGAACCATATGTAATTATTTCACAAGCTTCTGAAATAACTTCCCATGCAGGGTCAACAGTTTGTACATCACAAGTTGTTTCATCCTGTATTCGGTCTTGATAAGTTTCTAAATATGTAGGACTATTAATATTCATATCTTGATATACTAATATTTTCCACCCTGTTCTTGCACCTGTATCTGAATCTGTTTCACAAAATTCATCAACTAATTGATAATCAGCATTAGGTAAAGGGCAAGAATCAACATCATATAATTCTCTTTGTCTTGTTTGATTATATGTTGGTGAATTGGGGTTTATATCCATTTCTTCAATTATTAAATATCCATTTCTTTCTGCCATTATATCACCTCACATTCTTCACTTATTAATTCCCAATTAGGGTCTGTACTTCCATCTAATACAATATCAGGCATAGATTCATAATCAATACCATAATCATAACTTCTTAATGTATAGGTGAATGTAAAACCACCAAAATCTTTTTCTTGAATACCTGTATTTCTTACAGCATTTGTTTGTTCAAAAAAGAAATCACTACTATCTGCAAATAACCAAGACCTATCCCAATATTCAACCAATACTTTGAATTTACCTAATGTTAAATCCATCTGTTGTTTCAATAGGTTAGAAGCTTCTTTGTTTACCGAAAAAGTTAATACTGATTGAATATGTGTTTGTTTTCTATTATTAGTTATTGCAGTCTGTACTAATGATGCAGTATTTTTAGCAGCGTCAATTTCAAATGCACTACTACCAATAGTTAAGTATATGGTACTATCATCAGCACCAACATAGTCTTTTGCATTTATCAAATACAATCTTCTGATACCTGATATATGTGTGTTACATTCATTCTTTATATTATGTTCTAAATTATTACAATATCTCATACTATTAAACCAATTTACAATATCTACTTATTTCAACCCAATTTGGTGAAGCATTTACACCATTTATATTTACATTAATTGTTTGTGTTTCAGTATTATCATTTATATGGGTTACTACTATTTGATAATTTTGTGCTGATGTTGATGGTGTGGTAACATGACAATTTAAAATATTACCATTTTTAGTTATCGTTAAACCACTTGGTACTACATATGTAAAATCTGCTGAACCACCTTCTGCTGTTACAGGTATATTAAAATCTGTTGTACCATTATTCAATACAACATTATTATTTACTTTAATCAAATAAATATTAACTGTAACCTGTACTATTTCACGTGTTGTTCTATTCTGAAATAATACTATGTTTGTACCACCTGTATTATTCCTTGCTATCAATCCTGTACTATTACCTGTACCACTATTAGGGTTAACACTAACTAATGATGGTGTTTCTCGTAAGCTCCACGCATTACTTGATGTAACTGTATATGGTACATTTGAAGTATTTGTATTTAAATTGATTACTGTTGGTGATACTGTTATAGTACCTGTTGCATTAGGTGGACAAATTGTTTCATCATACACCCTTACAGGCTTACCATCAAATACACCATTTTCAGAATATGTACCTATAATTTCATATCCACCTGTACCACTTGTACCATTCAATTTATATGCAACCTGTGGTAAGCCTGTAACGCTACATAATTGGTCATTCCTGTCTAATGCTTGACCTGCTTGATTTACTTTCACTACAAATTGTGCTACTGCAAAACCTGTTCTATCACCACCATTTAATTCACAATAGGATATGTTATATAATGGATTCCATATGGCTGTGAAAAATTTATCTTCTAATTTGAAATTATCTGATAGTACTTGGAATAATGGATATATAGATTCATATGTAAATTTTACTGTATAACCTGTTGCACTCTCATTCATTCCTAATTCAATAGACATAACAGAACCTTCTTTCCAACCAAACATTCTATAATTATCTTGTCCTTTTGGACGAAAACAAACTATATATCTACCATTTTTAGCATCAAATAATGTACTTTCAAGTGATGGGTGAATGTTATTTAGTGATAATGATAGGGTATGTTGATGTTTATTATTGGTAGTAAACACTTCTTTATATTCAATTGAACTACCATCTATTTTAAAATAAGTTGAATCTGTTATAATAGTTTCAACAATTAAATTTTCATCAAATCTATAATCATTTAGAAATTCCAAATTAAGAACTTCATCAGCATTAAATAATATAATAGGTGTTTGAATACCACCTGTTGCAATATCTAAATTACCACAATCACTTATTATACTTCCATCAGGGTTAGATGGTAATATATCTTTATGTATTTTACACTTCATTTATTAATTCATTCTTTATAATAAAGATTTGTATGGATATAAAAAAAGGTAGCAACCATATATAGATTACTACCTTTTAAATATTCATTATTTCAATTATTACATTAATGCTTTGATGGTTGCCCAATCTTTAACAGGTAATAAGAAATCAGGTTGAATACCACTATAAGTAAATGTGATACCACCTTCATCACCTTCTGCTGCACCTGTTTGATATGTAAATGTTTCTGCTGTTAATCCATTATCCCATCCTGCAATCCATACACTTCTATCTCTCCTTTGAAATGCAATTATTACAGTTCCTAATAAATAATTTTTATAATCAGAAATCATATCACAAGTGATAGAATTGAATGTACCATTAACAATATGATTAATAGCTTTTGCATCCTTATTAGCACCTGCTGATAATTCAGCATTTGCAGATGCACTATCTTTTGCTACGTTTGCTTGATAGAATTTTTCAGTACCTAAGTCGATAGTATCTATATAACAATCAGTACCTGATGCTGTTGCGGTATAATCATCTGACCAATTCGCAATAGCCATATTTAGAATACCATTTACAACAGTACCACAATCTTCTAAAATAGGTTTTGATATTTTACAATTTAATGCCATATGTAGTTTTGTGTTTTTTTTGTGTTATTATTTTTTATATGTGGTACACAATTTCATGTACCACACATATTAGTTTTAAAGTTTGTGTTATTGGTATTATACTGAATAGATAACTATTTCATCACCAAAGATATAATCAGCATTAGCACGATATTTACCTTTTACTTTCCAAATATTTTCATCTTCAAAGTCATTACCAACCTGTGCACGTAATGAAGTAGTATCAGATAACAAGTCAGTTAAGAATACTAAGTTATCATAAGAACCTGCAACAATAGTATTTTGTGGTAATCCAACCAAAGCAATTTCAATACCTAAGTAATAGAATTTACCACCTTCGATTGTCCAATTTGGTAACAATACTTGTACATCAGTTGGTGTAGTTCCTAATGCAGTTCTTAACATTCTGTAAGCGTTCATATCTACAAAGATTCTTACAGCAGCACGTTCAGGGTCAAACCATCCTTCACCAATTACTTCATTTGGTATAGCATCATATACTTTTGCTATTTCAGATAAAATATTACCTGTGTTTAATGCAGTACCTGTTATTTTAATAGTAGATGCATCTGCTAATGATTTATCAACAATACCATCTTGTACACCATCAACTGCTTGACCTGCACCACCCCAAATTATTTTTTCAATATCATTACCTAATGATGCTTGAATTTGTTGCATTACAACCGATTCTAAACCTTCAGGTAATTCAGTTTTGTTTGCACCACTTGAATACAACATTTCAGAATACAAATTATCTAAGTCTTCTAAACACTGAGCTTCATTAATTTTAAAGTTATTTACTTTCATTAATTTGTCAGTTATTGTAATTCTTTGGGTTGGTGTCCATGCACAATCACGTGTATCAACCTGTGATACAGTTGCACCATTCAATACTAATTTCTTTACTCTTGTTTCTTTTGTTACATTTGGTAATACACGTATGTAGTTATTCGCTAATGTGTTACCTTTTCTAATTGCTTTTACGAAATATTCACGATTCTCTAAACATGTATATTCAATAGCACTTGCATCAATTAAATTTGCCATATGTTGTTTTGTGTTTTTCTTTTTATTGTTTGTGTCTTTATAATAAAGATTTTGGTAAACCTTTTTTATTAAATTATTTACGCATTTTTGAAAGTGCATTTGCAATAGATGCTTCAACACTCATTTCTTTACTTTGATTTACAGATTTTACTTCTGATACAAATTTTCCACTTGGTAATTTTGATTTTAATTGTGATACCTCACTTTTAAATTTATTTACCTTAGTTTTAAATTGTTCAATCTCTGCATCTGATACTTCAACTTCACCTTCCAATTTCTTAATATAATCAGCAACAGCTTTATCAACTTCATAATCAACACCATCAATAGTAATAGTAACTTTTTCATCTTCTACTACATCTTCTGATACTTCATCTTCTTGTTTAATTCCTTTTCTAATCTTGGATTGTTTAATTTTAGTAACTTTCTTTTGTCCTACTTTTTTATTTTTGCGTTCTGCAATCGGTGCTTCTTCACCTGCTGATTCATCAGCAACTTCTTCAACTGTTTCTACAATCTTACCTTCTGCATCTACAACTAAGAAATTACCATCTTCAAGTAAATAACTACCTTCTTCTAATAATTCCATATTTGCATCACGTACAAATTTTTCTGCATCAACTGTAACTACATCACCACTATCTAATGTATAGCTTAATGTAACTTCACCACTATCAGTAGTATCTACTTCTGCAACATCAATTATCGCTTCTGCTTCATCTGTTACATCATTTAAAAATGTAATCAGCTTGTTTAATACACTCATTTTCTTTTTGTTCATAGTATTATTTTTGTGTTTTTATTTTTATTATTGAGCCTTAACCATACTCATAAATGCTTCGATTGATAAACCTTTCAATTCACCCTTCTTTATCCTTTGCCATAGATGTTTGTTATGAATCTTGTAGTGTGTACATAATGTACCAACAGGTAAACTATAACCATACTTGGTATTAATTATATCTGTCTTTGCATCCTCAATTATCCACATACGCTTTAAATACACATCATCAACCAAACAATCTTCTAACTTCAAATTCTTATCATAAAATTGTGGGTGCATTATGGTAGTGTTATTGTTGAACTGATTCAATAGGTATTGTACAGCAACTGCATCTATTGTTTCTACTGACCATCTGATAAAAAATTCTTTTCCTGTGGTTTTATCACATCTGTAAATTTCTTGGTCAGGTATTAAGATTGGTGATACTACTTCTTGCTTATCACTTGCCATCATTATTTGGTCATTATTGAAGGCTACAAACAATTCTTCTATTGCAGGTTCATCAACAAAACTTACTGCTGTCATTCCTAAATCTTCATCAGTTAGAATAACATCATAGATTGGTAGTTTCTTCATAGTTCTTATAACCTTTTTATAATAAAGATTTGAATAAGAACTTTTTATTATCTGTTTATTGGAATAATTTAAAAAATAGGGGGGTGAACAAAGAAAGTGAACACTTTTCTGTCATTAGTGAGCATGTTTTTTGGTGGAGTGAGCAACTTTAATTATCTTTGATACAGATATTTAAATGAGTTCTTTAATGTAATTGTATTGTTTTAATTGTTGCATTATTAAAACAATTGATTATTATAATGGTATTTTGGGGTAAAAGTCCGTTAAAGCCAATTAGGTGTAGACCAATTAGATAGCACTATATCGGCTATATTAAGTGTGGAATACTTATTAGCTTTAAATGAAAACCGTTGAAGGGTGAGGTTAAGGGGGTGAGAATTATCAATTAGTTATAACAAATTATTAACTAATCAATTGATAAACAACACATTTCTATAATCTAACACATAAAAAAAAGCAACCCAAAGGTTGCTTAATAATTTGTGTAACGTCTTCATTTACAACGTTCTAAGCGGAGAGAGAGGGATTCTGAAATGGTATTATGGACCTGCAACTTATAGTGAACTTTTGTGATGTACAGTCACTTAACCACTATTTAAGTAGTTGCCATTATTAAAACAATCAATAATTTAAATAACGCTTTTATAAAAATATAGAATATAAGAAACTCATAATTAATAATTTAAAATCATTATTGTTATGAATTTCAATTTATTTTTTACAGTTAGACAAACCAAAGTAAACAAACAAGGCTTTGCACCACTTGAAGTAGCCATTACTATTAACAAAGAAAGAACAATCCTAACACTACCAAGAAAAATAGAACCTGATAAATGGTTACAAGAACAACAGATTGCAATTGGTGATGATGAATTATCTATCGAGTTCAACAACTTCATCAACCTATCAAGATTGAAATTATATGAATGTCAGTCTAAGCTATTAATGAAAAACATACCTGTAAATATTCATACTATTAAAGATATGTTTCAAGGTAAAATTGATGAACGTGATACATCACTTGTAAAACTATATCAAAAACATAATGATGAATATGAAGCATTATATAAGAAAAATGGTGTATCATATGCTGCATGGCAAAAACACATGACCACCCTAACCCATCTTAAAGCTTATCTAAAAGAAAAGTATAATAGAACTGATATAGAAATGGTTGAAATCAATAAATCATTTCTTGATGGTTGGTTCAACTATATAAGAACCACACTAAAAATTGGTCACAATACATCAATTAACTATATGAAGAATTTAAAGAAGATATGTCTAATAGCTTGGAATGATGGTATAATACCCAATAACCCATTTGCAAATATTAGATTATCACTTGAAAAAGTAGATATAGGTTATTTAACTATGAATGAAATAAAGAAAATATATAATAAAGATTTTGGTAATCATAGACTTAATTGTGTAAGGGATATATTCATTTTTAGCTGTCTGACAGGTCTTGCTTACATAGATTGTAATGAACTTAAATTTGATGAACATATAGTATTTGATGATAATGGTGATAAGTGGATAATGAAAAAAAGGGAGAAAACTAATATTATGTCAAGCATTCCCTTATTACCAATAGCAGAAGATATTGTAACCAAATATAATAATAGTGATTATCATTTTCGTTTACCTGTGTGTAGTAATCAAAAGGTTAATGCATATTTAAAAGAAATTGGTAATATATGTGGGATTAAGAAAGAATTACACTTTCATTTAGCACGTCACACATTTGCAACAGTATCACTAAATAATAATGTTGATTTATCTTCTGTACAGGCTATGATGGGTCACACCAACAGCAGAATGACCCAAAGGTATGCTAAAATAATGAATAGCACTATAAAGGAAAATATGAAAAATTTAAATAAGAAAATCGCATTATAAATTAGTATTTTATTCAATAATATATTTGGTCAGAAATAATATTAAACTGTCAGAAATCGAATAAGAAGTAGCTTATTTAACAGACAAAAGGGTCTTGAACTATCAGACCCTTTTTATTTACCTTATCAGAAAAAAGATACAAGAATGAATAGTTCTCGAACCTTAAATTGATAATCAACCACTTACATTAAATTTATTTATTTTGGTCACTTTTTCTAATTTCATATTTTAAATCTAATCAATTATAAATCAAATTTTTAATATGAGTATTTATTATTGTGAATTATATTAAAATATTTGCCATATAGAGAGTGGGAAAATGAAGGAGGAAAAACATAATCTTTCCACTAATTTAATACCAATCATAACTACCTGAAAATGACCATCATTTTTAACATAATGAATATCAGACTATTATTAAATAAAATTTAAATAGGCTCTTATAATATTCAGATTTATAAATTATGAATAAAGGTATCAAAAATTATCAATAAGTTGCACCTGCCATATCTTTCACTTTTGCTACTCTGTTTTGTCCTCTGTTAATGTCAGTTACTGATACAAAGATAGGTTGATTGGTAACATCATTAAATTTATCCATCATTTTATTATATGGATTATTTTGATTTAAATTACTATTTATTAATTCATAATCTAATTGACCACCATTTTCATATTTATGATAGATATTATTATAAGTAATAGATGAGGATTTATTTTTACCAAATTCATTTATTCTTTCTAATAATGGTAAAAATTGTTGTGTACTTCTTTTATTAACTACATATTCACCACCTTCAACTTCAATATTTGAACCTTGTATCTTCATACCACCTTGTTTATGAGATTTTCCAGATAGTAAACCACCATCTTCAAGTTTAGCATATTGTGCAGCAGCTATTGCAGTAGAAGCAGCACCCATAGCACCAACAATACCTGCTAACACAAGATTAGGTAAAGCAGCAGTTACAGCTATTGCAGTATTAATAGCACCTTCAATAATTTTTTTACCTGCATCCATTTTTCTTTGTGCACGTTCTTTTTCTGCAACTTCTTCTTCTGCCTTTTGTGTTTCGATTGCTAATCTTTGCTCTTCTGCTTCCCTTTGTTTCAACATTAGAACTTCATCAGCTAATGTTTTTTCAAGTTCGTCACGTCTAAGACCATTAGAAGCAGTAATAGAATTATTTAAATCTTCAATTCTACTTTGGCTATCTGTTACTTCCTGAACTGCTTTATCATGTAGTTTCTGTACTTTTTCTAAATTCTTTTGAGCTTGTTCAAGTTGCATATCATTTAAAGCTGTGAATGCATCATATAATGGTGTTAGAATAGCTTCATTTAATAATTTAAATCTTTCACCAATTTGTTGGCTTACACTATCCCAATATTCATTCATCAAATCAGCTTCTTGTTTTTGTAAGTCCATAGAAGCTTGGTTAGCTACTTTATAATCAGACAAGTATTTATCAAGTGCTAATGTTTTTTTATTTAAAAGGTCTTGGTATTCTTTACTATCTGAACCATATGTTTGTGCTGTTAATGCTAATTGCCTATCATATTCTTGTGCAACTACCTTTGATTGCTCAAGTAATGATATAGCCAAATCATCATATGCTTGTTTAGCATCTTCAATATCTTTTTTGGTTTTTTCAACATCAATCACATTAAAGAACCCACCAGTTTTAGATGTTTTGGTGTTCATGGTTTTGATGTTTTTCAGTTGATTATCTAAGGTCTTATTGATTTCATCAACTGTTTTTTGTGATTGGTCAATTTGATATTTATTTAATTTATCCTGTTCTTGAATAATTTGTTTATTTAATTCTTTTTCCCTTGATAACCTTTCTGCATCAGCTTTATCTTGTAATCCCTGCTTTCTCTTATTGTAATCATCTGTAAGTTGTGTGGTATCTTGGTTAAGTTTTTCAGCTTCTTTAATTAGTTTATCATATTGTTCTTTAACCAATTCAAGTTCTTTATCTAAATTCTTTTGAATTAATTCTTCTTGTTTTTTATTTATATCAGATAATTGTTGAAGTTTATAATTTAATTGTTCTTGGTTATATACATTTAAATCTTCAATACCTTTTCTTTGTGCATCCAATCTTACTTGTTCATTATCAAGATATAATTTGGTAGTATCTTCAAGAATTTTCTTGGTATCTTCTTTCAGTTTTTCTAAGTCTGCTTTTCTTTTATCTGCTGCTGCTTTCCAAGCATCTTGTCTTTTCTTTAACTCAGCTTGCTCATGTTCAGTCACTTCACGTAAAAATGCAATTTCCTCATTTACAGCATTCTTATAATCATCACTATCCTTATCATATAATTTTTTCTTATTAGCATAGAATTGTTTATATATTTCTATTCCATCTTTTGAAAATTTAAAATCTCTACCTTTTTGTGCTTCAAGGTTTTTGATTTTGTCATTTAGTTCTTTATCAAGTGATTTTGCATTTTCTTTAATTCTATTTTGTTGGTTTTTAGCTTCTTGTTTATCATAACCTTTTTTATAGTTATCAATAACATTAATACCCTTTTTAAATTCATTTGTACCTGCTTTAACTGCACCTTTGATACCATCTTCCATAAAGCCTTTAACAACAGCTATAACAGTCTTAATTGGGGTCAAAAGATAATTAACGACTGCTTCACCAACACCTGCTAACACAGATTTAAGATTTTCAAAAGATTCACCCATTTCACCAAGGAATGGTAAGAACTCAACTACCTTACTTTTTATCTCATCAAAGTTTGCAATCAGATAACCTAATGCTATAACTAATAATCCAACACCTGTACTTGCTAATGCTATTTTAAAAGCTTTAAGTGCAGTTGTTGAAGCTGATGTAGCTACTGTTGCTGCACCTGTTGCTGTTGCATTAACTGTTTGTGCTGTTGTATCTTGTTGTAATGCAACAGTATTTTGTTTTTTCTGTAATCCAAATAGTTGAAGTGCTTTATTTAGTATTTTATAGGATGCAGATGTTTCATCTGTAAGTGATGATGATATTTGTTGAAGTGATTGTAATGCAGTCATAGCAGCCATCATTTTTTGGATGCTTTCATTTACTTCTTCATTCTCAATACCAAATGCTGCTGTTGCTGATTGTAGTAAACCAAACCCTGCTGTAAGGGATTGTGCAATATTTACAACATCATTAATTTTTTTAGAACCATCTGAAAATGCTGCTATTTCTTTTTTAGCATCATCCATAGCTGCTTTAATTTCACCTGCCCTATGTGCTAATTGTTGAAATCCTTCATCAGTTGTAGATATACCATTTGCAAGAAGTGAGGTCATTTCATCTTCAAGATTTTTTAATTCTTCTTTAAGACCTTGTGTAGCTATTGCATAATTACCAACCTCACGTTGATGGTTTCCCATCGTTTTATCGAAGTCTTTCAACTCATCATTTAATGAAGCATACTGTGCTTTCATTTCTTCAAGTTGTTGTTTTTCTTCATCAGTATTAGCTACATATGATTTTATTTCTTTACCAAGTTTGGATAATGCAGCCTGTTTAGCATAGTATGAACCTTCAGCTAATTTTTCAGCTTTTACTTCTTCTTGGATGGCTTTATTTTTTTCTTGTAATGCAGCTTTTGCTTTTGCTAATTCTCGTTGGTATTCAGCATCATATTGATTCAATTTTTCCTGAACCTTAGTTAATTCATCAGTAGCTTGTTTTGATTGTTTTTTGGTTTTGTTTAGTTCTTGTTCTTGTTTGTTAACTGACTGAATATGTTCATCCATAGATGCAAGCACATCATTAATGTTTACTATTGCATCATAACTTTCCTTTGTACCTTGAATTTCTAATACATATACTTTTTTGTTTGTGTTAGACATAGTTGTTTAAATCTTTTTAATAAAGATTTTTGTCAATAAAAAAGGGATGCACTTAATAGCACATCCCAATCATATAAATAGTTTAAATAAATTGTTTATACTCTCACATTCAAATCTGTAATATCAATAGGAATCCATGTTGCCCTTTCCATAACTTCCCAAAGTTCTTCTTTATCAGCATCCCATTTTATCTCATCCATAGTATAAGATGCTTCTAAAACAAAATGGTCTTTTCCAATAAGATTAAGTTTTTCCTTTTTCTTTATAATTGCAATTTCCACATTTTCTTGTAATACTAATAAGTCAGGTTCTACATTCTCATCATTTTCCACATCTTCCACATCTTCAATATCTTCTATGTCATCTATATTCTCTATATTTTCTTGTGGATAACTTGAATTAAGAGTTGCATTATATTCTTCACCTGAACATTTAAAATTTACTGTATAAAAAGCCATAGTCATATTTTTTTAATGGTTATATCTCAAATATATGATTTTATTCTTTAATCAATATTAGTTTGGTTTCATTTTCTTCTAATGGGTCAAACTGTTGTATTTGTTTGACCTGATATAAATCATTATTCATTTTAATCCTACTTGAATTATTTATTTTATTGAATAGATAGTTAGGTAAATATAGATTACATTCAACTTCATGTCCTGTTGATAATTTTACATTAAACATTTTATTGATGATAGAATTTGATATATACTTATCATATGATAGTTCTAATGTATTATCAGGTGATATATTATTAGTTACTGGTACCAATCTTATATCTGTTGCATCCTGATTGTTTAATGGGTATATAGTATATTTCCAAATATTGTCTGTATCAGGGTAAAATAAACGTGGTGAATAATCTGTATATAATCCTTTCTCAAATGCTTCTGCATAAGTTGTTCCTGCATCCCATACTTCATTATTACTTATGATTGGGGTTGGTGTCAGTACCTCAATATTATAAGCCTTAAATAAAATATCTTTATACCAACAGTAACTAAATATACTTTCTTTCTTTATAATCGAACCATTTGTTGAAGCAGGGTTTACATATACACCTTCACCTGTATATTGTTCAGGTTTTAGATTATTAGTACCTAATTGTGTATATCCTTCTTCTTCGTGCTCGACTGTAAAAATAAATTGATATTCAGATGGTAAATCTATTCTTGTATATCTGTTTCTTGAAATATCTGTATATGGTTCAATATCTATTATCTCACCTATTGTATCATTTTCATTTGTAACATCAATTGAATATGAATTTGAATTTAATCTACTTAATTTTAAATTGAATGTATCAACAAACCCATTCAGGAAATCATTCACTTTTATATCAGGTAACATTTTATTTACATTACTTTTTCTGTTTTGAGATAATTCAGCAAATGATGGTATGGTTTCTTTGGTATAATTCCAATCAGGGTCACTATTAATTATTGCCATCTTGATAGATACATTTACTGATGTCTGTGGCATCGTGTCGCCACGTCTATCATAAGTCCTTTTGAATCCACCTCTCCAACGTCCATGATTATGAAGAGGGCAAATTAAGAATGTATCAATATATTCACCTGCATTTAACCATATTACTGTTTCACATTTAAAATTACCATCCCTTACACCTGTTGTTGTAGCAGTTGAATCACTTAATCCATTATATGATATCTGATTATAGTTGGTTGATGTATTCCAACTTTTAATCCAATTTTCTTGGTCATCACCTGATGGTGTATATATATTCAATTCATTATAAGCTTGACAATTAGAGAATGCTCTAACATCCTTACCACTCCTTCTTACTAACACATTAGCTTGTTTGTAATCATATGTATAATTTTCAGGGTTATCAGGCATTTGATACCATGATGAAGAAGCTTGTATTGATGCATTAGTCTTAGTTGGGTCAGGATTATTATAAAGGAATGCACCACGTTTATTACTTTCTCCTGATTTCCCACCTCTTTCGATACCATAGTGACCAAAGTGTGCACCACATATAAAATCATCAGTTGGTGTATCTGCTGTACCATCTGAAATTAATAATGTATTATTATTCTTTGGAAATCTTGTTGCTCCTTGTGGATATTGTATTTCAACACCACGACCATTTAAAGCTGACCAAGATTGACCTTGACCTGCATCTGTATTGGGTTGTGATGGTGCAAAACCATATACCCCAATAGGTTTAGGTGCTGTAACTGCTGCTGATTTCCCTCTTATTATTTGAATCTCAACAGGTCTATGAGTTGCATCACTTGAATTATCATAAGAAGAATATGCACCTGAAACTGACCATCTACCATTTTGATTCCAAATATTATTTCTGGAACCATCCATTTGGTAATTACCACTAGCAGAAATTCTATACCAACCACTTTTAGGTACTTTAATTTGTCCTGTTGTTTTTGTGGTACTCTTAACAATCATATTATAATCATCCTGAATACCTGTAACAGTTGTATTCTCTGATACAGATATATCACCTGCTAAAAATCTAAGGGTATCTAAACCATTCACTTGAATGATAGTACTATCATTATTCTCATTTCTCCTTACCATATAATTCATGTTGAGTTGACAATTATATGGTACAATTTTAGCGTTCTTAAATTTATCATATTCACCACTATAAGTCATATATAACTTATTAAATTTCTCATCATTAAATATATTGCCATCCACATTCATATTGAATGTCTTGAATATATCTTTGATAACAGAAGTTATATTAAATGCAGGTATCATGTAATCTAAATCCCAATTAGCACCATCTTCATAACTTGCATATTGAGTATATTTATCAGATACTGCATCTGAATTGTAAGGTATATTATATAAAATGAAAGGAAAACAAATATGTTTATCTGTATTTGAATTGGTCATATTCCAATTTATTTCTTTAATATCATTCCATCTACTTATATATAATTCATGTGAAATTATATTAACCATATCGAGTTCACCAAATATATCTTTAAGATTTTTTTGTGATGGTACATATAAATTACCTGTATAGTAATCACCATCAATTTCTTCATTAACATAATTACCATCTAATATTAAAGTTGAATTTACATATAATTGTGTCTGATACACCTGACCAAACTTGTTTGGTGTTTCTTCGATATCTACATAATCAAATATCTCCCTGTTATGTTGGGTAGTTGGTATATTGATTGAATAACTATATGATACTTCTTTTGTAGTTAGGTTCACAGCATCATAAAATTCTTTATCCAAACTTACATTAAATTGGTCATCAAGTTCTACCTGTCTATTGTTGATATATAATTCTACATTCATTTAATATTCTTTATAATAAAGATTTATATCAATAAAAAAGGGATAGCTTTTATAGCCATCCCAATCAATTATAATCTTATTTTATTATCACTTCTATGATACTGCATTTCAAGTTCATATTGTTCTGTATCATAGGTTACTTCAATATCAAACTTATCTACAATAATTCTTGTTTCATTCCCATCTTCATCCAATATAAATACATACTTGGATTTATTTAATTCATTCAACCAATCAGCAGTATATGAATTTATTAATGCTGTTGCTGTTGTATGTGTTACTGACTGATATTTAGATTTAACTTGTTCTATAAATTTACTGTTAGTAAATGGTCTTGTTGGGGTTGTTGAATAGGTTAATTGGTCATCAATATTATATTCAACAGACTTATCACCCAAGAAATTAAAACTATCAATACCACCTAATTCATTAATGAAGAATACTATATTGTTAGGATTACAACTTGGTACTACATCATATCTTAAATCATTACTTATAATAGTATTTGCACTATCTACAATATTGTATAGAACAAATCCAACTTGTGTATTGTAATTTTGTTCTATTGTCAACAAGTCAGGTGTATCATAAAAATCAACTCTGATTAAATTATATTCCTTTTTGATATTAGTTTTTTCTTGTGTTAGATATCTTCCTGAATTGGTGTAATACCTCTTTAATAATGAAATATTAGCATCATTAGTTAAAAAAGATAATGCAATTGTTTCACCATAATTTATTGTTTTGTTATTATTTGTTGTTAGTATTGGTTTAGGGTTGGGAACTGACACATCTTTAAAATAATCATTACTGAAATCAACCCAATCAAACTTATGTAAAGTTGTTGGTAATATATAAAACTGTGTTGTATTTAAAGTATTTATATTGGTATCTATCCCATCAGTACGATAACTAAATAATGTACAGGACATAGGATATTTAAAAGAGGTTACAGAAAATGGTGCTGTAAGATTAAATGATAATTGGTTATCAATTCCCATCTTCGATAATGATAGATTGGATGTACTATTATTAGTTGTAACATCCATATCAACCACATACTTAGTTATTGCAACACCACCTGTACTTGCACTTACAGTTATATTAGCTGAATTTGATGATAATATATTATAGGTTCTTGACATTTCGAGACTGCAGGTAATTGAGATTTGTGAACCATTTATCTGTGGTGTACTGAAATTGAAAAATACACTATTCTTTTTCAGACATTCTAATAATGATAATCCTGTACTGATAGCATTATTTTTTGTAACAAACGTATTTGATGTAATAACACCATCTGCTGTACCTATTAATGTTAATCCTTCCCATTCTTCATTATCTGCATCTTTAATTGATATTGTTGTTGGTGATGCTGTCTTAATCACAAATGTTATTGTTGGTGTAGTTACTTGTGTTGAACTATCCAATATTAAAAAATGGTCTAATGAAGAACCACATATTTTCTCTATATCTTTCATTTATAATTGTTTGTATTAATTATTGAAGAAATCAGTTATGGGTGCTAATATTTCATTAGTTATTTCATCTGCCCAACTTTGATTCCACATTTCATCCCATCTCTCAAAAGCGTAAACCATTATTGGTCTTGGGGATATACCAAACTTATATATACTATCTTGAATGGCATATACAATACCATTACCTGCTTGTATTCCTTTCTTGTTGCACCATATAATTAAATCTTCTATTGGTACACGCTTTGCAAAAGGTTTTCTACCTGATTCAATATTATCTATATATGAATTAATAAGAATATCTATTAAAAATTTATCATCAACATTATATTCTATTTGATTATATATATCACTATCAACAAGTGTATTAGCATTAACTTTATCATTAATACCCTTTTCACTCTCCATTATATATTGAATGGCTCTGACTGCTTCAAATGCAATTCTCGCAATAGCTTCTTGTATATCATTAAGTACATTATTAGTCACCATAATTTATTTCAGGTAATTTAAAGTCAAATGTTACACAACCACTTGCATCAGGTGTTGGTATATTTGGTAATAGGTCATCAAATTCAAATTTTTTATTAATATCAAAATGTCCATCAATATCACATTTATCAAGTGGGTTCTTTCTCTCTAATGTTAATGTGCATCTTACACCTGCACAATCATTATCTGACCAATATTTTAAAGTGATGAAGTTGTAAGATACAATCTTATAAGGTTGGTAAATGTTATCTATATCAGTCAACCAATTATCATATTCTTTATCAATCTTTGCTATCATATTAAGACCAATATTGTGTGCTAATGCTTGTACATAATATGGTGTAGGTTGTGGTATGTCATAGTTCTCCAAATTGGATAATGAAAAGATAATATTAAAATTAATTGTAGCTTGGGTTGTATTATCTGTTATATCATTAGTACCAATCAATATAGGTTCTTCCAAAAATATTTGTGGTAAATATTCATTTCCTATACCTGCACCCCTTCCAAATGTATCATATTTGAATGATTTAATTAATAGGTGCTCTTTTGATAACCTATACATTAATTCAATAATTTCCTCTATCATAGTATTTTATCTATTTATAATCATGGCATAACTTCTATCAAGTTTACCTTTATATTCTTTAAAACATTTCCATGCTAATGCAAGTGATATAACAGTATCATCATGTGAATTACCAATACCTTTATATACTCTTGCCCTTGTTCGTGGTGAAAATTCTAATATGAATTTTCCTAATTCTTTTTTTAACTCTTTTAGATTTAAAATCTTAATTGTTTGATTCTGAAATGCAACAATAAGCTCTTCTATATAATCTCTCTTATTTTCGTTATTGGTAAATATTTCAATCCACTCATGTCTTGTTATATGTTGGTCTTTGGATTTTTGTTTCAAAATTGATAGGAAGGCATCACCAATACTATTAATTTCTATAAGTGTTTTTCTTATATGGTATTTTTTAATCAGGTGAATAACCATATCTGCCATAGGATGATAATCAATATTGTTTACTCTTAACTGATAGACTAACTGACCATCAGAACGTATAACAGAAGCAACAGTATAATCGCTGCGACCTGTATCAACACCCATTACATATTCATATTTAGCATCATATGGTATTTCTTCTTTATCAAAAACACATTCTAAATAACCTTTAAATACACTAATCAGACCATCCACAAATTCAGCTAACCATTCCATCTTGAATATATCTTTTGGGTAGAATTGTTCCATATCCTTTTTTTCTGATACATCCATTAAAAAATCAGGTATATCCCAAATTGTATATCTGAATGATTTATAATTTTTGTGTTCAGGTTCTTCACTCATTCCACGTTCAAACCAATCATAGAACCAACTGTCAGTAGTATTTGGTGTACCAAGTATCAATACCTGTTTACAAATTCTATTTGCCATAGTTGGAAATATGGTTGCATAAAAATCTTCTGTTTCAACTTCTTGTGCTTCATCAAGTACAGCATAGTTAAAACCAAATCCCCTTATTTTATTTGAATTTTCAAATGAAAAAAATTGAAGTACAGAACCATTTTTGAATTTGATAATTAGTTCAGTCTTATTTACATCTTTAATAACTATATCTCTTAATTCACCTGTGAACAATTCATCAATTTCTGTAAAGAATTTTCGACATAATCTGAGTGAGTGAGTTATATAGGCTACTAATTGTTTTTCTTCTGAAAGACACCATTTGATTGATTGTGATATTGATAATTTGGATTTTCCAAATCGCCTACAACATACAAGTGTATTATATTTGGTTTTCTTACTATCGAGGTGTTGGTGAATATGAAGCTGATGAATATGTGGGTGATAAGGAATAATAGTAATTGGTTGTTCCTTTTTTTCAATTAATGTTGTTCCATTACCAACTATTCTACCTTTTTCATCCCTCACACCACCACGAAATGTTTTTAAATTATAATCATTTATTTGATTCATTAAAATGTGACATCTTCATCTTCATTATTATTTGGTACTTCTATATAATCTACATCTGTTACATTAGCAGTACCCCAACTAAGGTCAAATACCTTAGTTGTAATTTCTACTTCATATTTATGGATATATAATTGTTTTAAACGCCCTATTTCTGCAAGCGATTGATTAGCAGCTTTAATATCATTATTAGCTAATGCACGTTGGTGGTTATATTCGAATCTTGATACTAAATCATTTATTTGTTCTTCAATACCACCACGCATAGAGTTTACATATGATTGTTCAATTTTTGCTTTTGCTATTAATTTTTCAGCTTGGTCTTTTGATATTTGAAATTCCTTTCGTATGGCTTTAACAGCATTTGGATAGGTGTTGGATAATATGGCATTAGAAGCAAACAACACCTTATCTTCTTCCAAGATGGGTATTATTTCATTCCTTGATAACTGACCATCATATTCAGCCATTAATTCAAGCTCTTTTGTTGTTGCTTTTGTCCTTGCCATGTATATATAGTATCTTTTTAATAAAGATTTATTAAATGAAAAAACCACCTTATCAGGTGGCTTCAATCAATTCTTTAATTCTTTCATAGGTTGTCGAACCTACATATCTATTCACTTCTTTTTCATCATCATCTAATATAATAAGTGTTGGTACACCTTTAATATTGTAATCCACACACATATCATTATTATCTTCAACATTTACATCTATCACTTCAACTTTTAATTCTTCTTTAATTCTTAAAAATATTGGTATCATAGTTTTGCATGGTTGACACCAATCAGCATAAAATTTTAATATCTTCATTTTCTATTTTTATTTAATTGTTTTTCATATTCTCGTTGTGCTTCTTCTGCTTGTGTTTTTTGATTCAGGTATAGCATATGTGATAGTACATCTGTCGCTAACTGATTTAATATCAATTCTTCCCTTAGTATGTCACCTTGTGATAAGGTACTTACGATATGTTTCCAATTCCAATTTCTGATGAAGTCTCCATATTGTTTACTAATTGGTTTACCTGGTCCTGTACCTGTGTATAGGTGGTTGTAATCTCTTTCAATAAATTTTCTTTGAGCAAAAAAAAACCTAATAATCTAAAACATTTAGGACATGGTAATTTTTTTATCTTCTCCATTAATTGCTCTCTATCACCAACAGCATCTACATATGATTTTCCAATTGGAATTAACATAATAGCTAATAATTCAATAAATTTTGTTGGGCTTGATGGCTCGTTTGTAGTAATATCCACATCAATATGCTGTCTTAATGATAACTCTTCATTAGATGGTATTCGATATTCAACACCATCAATTTCAATACTATTATCAATATCTTGGTAATAGAATGATTCACGTTCATATATGAATTTCACCAAATCTCTTAGTTTATTATAAAAGTCAACAGGTGCATTTAATATATCATCTTCATTAATTCCAATTAATCTTGATAACACTTTTATTTCATTTTTAATGTTGATATTATCAAGGTTATCAGGATTATTATCTAAATCATAGAAAACCTCACAATATTGTCCAAAGTTGATATCATCCCAAGATGTTGGTATATTATATTCAATATCATTTATTTTTACTTTTTGCATTAGACTTTTTTGTTATAACCTCTTTATTATCTTCAACAGGTGTTTCTTCTTCTATTCCTGTTATAATTCTTTCAGTATTATCTTCAATTATAGGTTCTTCTTTAATATCTTCAACATCATCAAATACATGAGGATTCTCATTCAATAATACCATTCTACCATATTTAACATAATTCTTAATTCCAATTAAATATTTTTCAATTCCACAGGATTTGCAAGCACCTGCATCAACATTAACACCTTTAATAGTATTATATATTCTAATTAATTCATCTACATTTATATTTCTTGAATACCCACTATTTTTTGATAAATATTCTTCTGCTATTAATACTTTTTCTTTTGTGTAATTATGTGATTTACTTACACTTATTTTTCTTTCTGCATCTATTAAATTCATAATTTTATGTTTTTTGTTATCTTATTTTTTATTTCTATATATTTTTTAATCAATCTATTCTTAGCTATTTGGATAAAACCAAATCCTGATAACAGCATGATAATAAATACTATATCTATTATTCTATTACTTATTATTAAGTTGAATAATAGTGATATAAACCCTATGATTCCAAGCCACACAAAATTTAATATCATTTGAATCTTGAATAAATCAATCTTATAATTCTTTATATCAGCATATTCCAGAATGGATAACATGGTTATTTCTTCCAACTTCTCATTTATATCCTTATAATATTTCTCTTTTAATTCATTAAATCTCATTTTTTTCTCTCTTTTTCAATCTCTTTATTTCTTTTATATATTATGAATATTCCTATACCTGTCACAATCCCACACCACAATAAATACATAGGATTAATAAATGCAAGATTTAATGATATAAATGAATTAATCCATGCATAGGAGCATAACCAACATGTGAATGGTTTATGGTTTAACATCTCTATCTGTGCTAAATTATATTGTCTTGAATGAGTGGTAATAAAGGTTAATATATATGTTATGATACCTATTACAACAACCAACCAAAATTGACCAAATGTGGGTATTAATTCACTCATATAATTTATTTTTTTCTTCAATTATTTTTTCATCATTTCTTACAAAATCATTAACCTTATTAATGGTATTGGATATTACTGATATGGATATTCCAAGTATCTCACTTAGCTTTTTATAGGTTAATTTATTATGAGATTTTAATTTCATGTAAAAGATATAAATCATACATTCTTTTGGTGTGAAGAACCCTTCAATTCTATTATTAATAATTATAAATAATTCATCAATACCTTGTCTAAAACCTTCCATATCCCTGTCATCCTGTAAAAACATTAGATAATCTTTCACATCTGTCTTATTCTGATGTCCCTCATTAAATGTTTCACTTTCAACTTCATCAATAAAGGTTCTCAAATTAGTTTTCTCTGAATTTCTTTGTTTGTTGGTATACATTATATAATTATTTCTTGCACACCAAAAGAAGAAATCTTTATGTGATTGTATTATTTTATTGTTTTTCACGATGTTATCATGGCATTTACAAATAGTATCTTGAAATACATCTTCATCATATGTGCCATTCTTCATTAAGCTATCAACCAACATATCATAGTTATCAGATATAAATTCTAAAAATTCACTTGCATTATTAGAAGCTTCCATAAAATAATCCCCTTTCTTCTTTTAGTCCATTATTGATAGGATGGGTTTTGGTATATGGTGCATCCACCTGCAGTTGATAATAATTATGTAATTCCTTATCTTCTGAATTGTGCTGTTTATTTGTCCATCTTGGTTGAATTTCAAGTTTGCTAATATCTATATCAGTTATATCATGTACTAACATATTGTGTTGAGACATATTGATATACCATATTTTGCATCTTTTGTTGTGTGCTACTTCAATATCTTTTGCTCGTTGTATAAGTTTATCATATTTAACATCTTGAATTGCATATGATTCTAATTGTCTATAATATTTTGGTGGTGTCCATCTATTTTTGATTTCAATAATGTGGATTGTACCACTCATTTCTACAATCAAGTCACAGCAATCATATTTCTTAGTATCATAGATGGTATTTTCATCAACACCATTATCTATCAAAAATGATTTGACTACTTTTTTACCCCAATAGTCGTTGAATTGTCTAAGTCTTTCTTTTTGTTTTTCTGTTAATTCTTTTGTTGTGTTTTTCATCATTTCTCTTTATATATAAATATATAGAAATGTTAAAAAATGTAAATAATTAGCTAAAAAAATGAGTTATTTTTGTATTTATTTTACCTGTTGTTGGGTTGAACTTATATACTATCTCTCCAATTATCAGATAAGCAGATGTTTGACTATCAAACCACACACATGGTGATGTAATATCAGGATTATGTTTTGGATGTTTTTTTTTGGTCAAATCATATATTGAAGTATATCCAATATAGTTCATAACCTGATTTATATATTCTTCTGTTGTATATTCCTTTTCTTCTTTTTCTTTAAATTCAGATAGGTCAAATGATGAAAATAAGTCAACCATATAGATAGGGCTGAACCTAATGGTGTTAATCTTAGATGGTAATTTTTGGTCTTGAATCCATTCTTTAAATTCTATTACTGAATTTAATTCATCAATACTAACAGGTGTTGATAACATATTGATAGCATCATGCGTAATTTGTATTATATCTTGTGTGTCCATCTTTATTCTTTATTATAAAGATTTGAGGTAATAAAAAAGTGCTGACTATCTTCACAGACCATCAGCACCAACAAATGAATAAAAAATTTTAAAAGATTTTTTGCACTTATAAGTGGTGCGAACTTTATTTATTATTTAATTAATCTCTAACCTCATCTAATACTTCTTCAAATGCTTTTATGAATCTTGCCATATATTGATATCTTATCCCTAACAATATATTATCTTCATCATATACATCTTCAACTGTGTAGTTGGATAAGATAAATTCTTTATCTGCATCAGTCCAACAGGATTCAGTATCAAGAAGTGCAGGTAATAAGAATTTACTTAATTCAATTCTTATATTTTGACCTGTTGGTTTCATAGCATTTTTTACATCTGTTGATGTGTATGATGTTTGTGTTCTTCTTTTCAAGTCCATCAAATAATATATAAGGTCTTGAAGTGGTATATCTATCTTATATCTATTCATTTAATTTTACTAATATAATTTTTTATTATGTTGGAATGTACTTCATCTTCAATTTGTACTTCCATTCTCTTATTGTTTTTATAATCCTGATATTCGTTTTTGATTCCAATTAAAAGGAATGCACCAATTAATATCATCAGTATCTTTTGTGTCTTTGTTGTTGTTTTCATTTTGGCTTAATTTATTTTTTATTGATATAAAAATTGCTTTTTCATCTTTGATATTTGTCTACCCTTATCTATTAAGAATGAAGTAATTGCTGATATTGAATTAAATTCCATTTTATCTCTAAATGGTTGCTTAATTGGTGAATTATAGTGGTTTAATAACCATTCTATTGATTTGGTTAAATCATATATATCTGTTGATGTTAGTTTAAATTTAATCACTTCCATTTTTTCAGGAGTTACATTAATATCCAAATCATCCAATTCTTTAATTAAATTAAGTTGGGGTATCTCTTTTTTTACTTCTTCTGCTATTGGTGTCCAATCTTTAAATAATAATTCACCTGTAAATTCATCATCTTCAACTGTTGCAACTTCTGTAACAATTGATTCCATATTAAATATCTTAATATCTTCAATATCAACATCGACATCAGGATATTCAATATTATCAAATTGTACAGTTGGTAATGTTGTTGTTAATAATGTATCACCTTTTATACCATATTCTGTTGGATATTGTACTGATGCAGCTATTTCAATCTTTTCAATTTGTTCTTCCCATGGGAATAATTCTTCATTATCATCAATACCTGTTGGGGTATTATTTATCTCTGATGGCTGTATTTCTATACCTGATTGGGTGTTAATAATCATATCTTTTTGTTCTTCTATTTTACTTAATCTTTCTTCTTTTATTTTTTGTAATCCTTTGCTTGTTATACAACCAAATAGTTGATTGATGTATTCTATACGTTCTAATCTTCTCATACCATTTAATGTATCTTCAATTTCTTCCAATTTGCTAATGTTTAATTGGTATGTGTTCTTGTTATAAGCATCTTTTTCATTCTTGGATTTGTCAATTGTCAGCAATCCAACTTCTTCAAGTTTATTCATTTTTTTTACAATTGTAGCTTTGCCCATTTGCAAGTCCAAACGAAATTCATTTAATGAATATTGGAATGATATATTATCTGTTGGTAGATTATTCTTAACTGCTTTATTTACTTCCTTCATTTGAAGGCTTAATAATTTCACCAATACCTTATATAGTGCATTATCTTTGATAACAGTTAGGTTATTAGCCACATATGTTCTATATCTTTTAATCGTTTGTTGGTCATTTGTTGTTTTCATTTTGATTTTACTATTACTTTTTATTTTTCTTTGGTTTATTTTTTGGAAGATGTGGTGTGGGAAGTAAACCAAAAAAATAACCTACACCATTTAATCATCATCCTTTATATATAAATATGTCACCAAGTCCAAAAATTAGCATTTTGGTAAAATATTTTTTCATTTTTTTTATTACCTATAAAATTCTTCAATTTCTATTTCTTTCATCATTTCTGCATATAAGACATAATCTTCATCTGTTGGAAGATTATCATTACATAATTCAGTATATGGTACATAATCTATTTCCTCTTGGAATTTTCTATTAATTTTACTCATCTTCTTCAACTTAATTTAATTAAACAACCCTATGTAGCTGTTTCTTCAAAAACAGCCTTGTGAAACTGTTAAGTCAACCTATCTAAGTTGATTCTGCGAAATCAACCCAATATGGTTTAATAACATTAAATATTCTTTGTAATTATTCTAGGGTCTTGACATCACCACTTCGAGGTTGAAGGGAATTAAGAGTTAAGACATAGTTGGAATTGCACCACCCTACATTAACAAATATACTAATATCAATTAACAATTCCAACTTTTTGTTAACAAATTTGCTGTGCAAAAAGCAAATTTTTTCCTATTATTATAATAAATTCTATTTATAATTATTATTAATATTATAATATATATTTATTTATTATTATAGTTATTTAATGTAGGTAAAAAATTGAACTACCCCCTTGTTCATTTATTGAACTACCCTGTGGTCTACTTAATAAAAATAAACTTCCAAAATTAAATATTATGTAGTTCTGAGTAGAACCACCCCCTCTTCTTGAAAGTATTATCAGTAAAGGGTTACAGAGGTTTTAAAAATAAAAAAAGTTGGAATTACTTAATTTCATTCCAACCTTTTAATATATAAATTTACAGATATTGTTTAATCAAAGAAATGTGTAGATTCTCCATCAGGGTCATCTATATTTAAATCTTTTCTCCAATCTTCAATCGTTCTTTTTACTTCTATCATATCATAGCCTGTGATACCATATTCTTTATCAACATCATCAATTATTTCTTGATTTGTCTTTTTTGCTTTTATTCCATCTTGTATTATAGTGTGTATTAGTCCCATAATTAAATTAGTGTATGTTTAGAATATACTTTTAATATTTCATTCTCATAAGGTTTCAAATCTTCATTAATTAAATTACTCCATTCATTTTTCATAAGACTTTCAATATTGTCATTATTTAATGATGAAAGAGGAAAAGAAGAAAAAGATACTACATTTTCATCATCAGATTTAAAATATTGGAGTTGTAGTTCTACAATTGATTTTGAGGTAACATTAACCAATACATGTATTGGATTTCCCCATATAATCCAATAATCCCCATCTCCATTAAAATTTTTTGAAATACTACCTAACATAAATCTATGTTCATTCAGATAGGTCATAAGTACTTCACTTGTTTCAAACATAATCGTACATTTAAATGTTTAACTTTTTAAATATAGATAAACTTTTTCATTTAATTTCAATAGTAATTTCATCTTTCGCTTCTTCCAACTTCTTGTATAATCTCTTAAATGTATCAGTTGAATTAATAACCTGACCTTTTACTTTATTCTCACCAACAAGAATACAACCATCAGTATCTTTTGCTGTATTACCAATATGAATCAGAATACCATCATAACCTTTTACATTCACCAATCTTGGTAATTTCCCATTTATATAACCATATTGTTTTTGATATTTCACCTGTGAATATTTAGGTGATATCACATTCATAACTATTTTATATATACCTGTTGGAATAGCTGTAACCCCTGCTTTCTTAATTTTCTTTATTTCTTCAACTAACATATTATCATTCAATCCCCTGTCAGTATCTTCTATGGTGTCACAAAAATATTCACCATCTATATACAATCTACCAATAGTATAAGTTTCACCTTTGTAAATTCGATTTAAAGTTAATTTCATCAGAAAGTAATTTGAAGACCATAACCTGCATATATATCAGGCTTTTGGTTTATTATACCAAGACCTAAACCAACCTGAATACCATGATTGATTTTAATACCTTTATTTGGTCTTGTAATGCTTGTATTTTGTATTATTTGTGGGTATCTGAGGGATATGTCAATACTGTCTAATGTGGTCTTATAACCACTTACAAACGCATTATATTTAATGGTGTCAGAACCTTGATATAATGTGTTAGAATAGTGATAATTTGATATTGGAATGTGTACAGGTATATAGATACTATCTGTGGTCATTAATGTATCTGTAATATACTTATGGATAGATTGATAAACTAACTTTGGAACTGTATCATGTATTATTCTTTCAACATATATAGTATCAGTTGTAGTTATATATTCAACATTATTATTCCTATTATTGGTAATAATGAAATACCCAATAATACATAATAATATTATGATAATAACATAACCTATTTTATTCATCAATACCCTCTTTTTTTTCTTTATTCTCCTTTTTTTCTTTCATAAAAATCTTGAATTTATAGTTATAGTCAATTCCAAATACTGCACCAACAAAGGTTAGTATTTCACCAAATGCTATCAGTACAGAATTATCAATAACACCAACAGGAACTGTACAAAACCCTGCTATTAATAGACCACATCCTACAACAATTAATAGTGCTGAAACTATTAACTGAAATTTTAATTTATCCTCCATCCTTAGTTTACACATATTTAATTACTTATTGCATCCACAACTATTATTACTTCTTTTGGGAAAGTATATATGAAATTCCCTGTCTAACTTATCTGTACCATCTTCATTCTTACTGTATTTATCACAGTTACAAGATGATGGTGATGGCTTCCACAAAGGGTATAAATCACGACATTCACACAAATATTTAATCAATAGTTCCAGAGCCATTTCTGCGTTTTCTCTTGTCGAATTGATATATTGTCCAAGTTCTGTACTATTTACTGTTTCACTATTTTCTGACTTTAATTTGGTAATACCTTTTTCTACAACACTATAAGCCAAACCACGCATAGCTAGGAATTGTGTGTATAATGCAAGTGGTGGTGCTATTTTAAGCAATAATGCTTGGTTAGCTTCTGTTAGTGTGTTTGTTGCTATCTGTTGTGTTAATTCAGCAGTTAATGGTGCTCCTAACACTTCTTCGATATAAAAGGGTTGTGCCAATCCCACATAAGGAATAACTTTATCTACACCCACATTACGAGCTATATCAGAATATAGTTTTAGTTTGGTTTCATCAATTAAATATATTTGTGTTAACTTACTCATTTTATCCTACTTTATCTTCATCATTATTTGTCATATTTTCAACAGCTTCATCTTCTGCATCTTCCTGTGCTTTATCCAATTCATCACCTGATTCAACATCTAATGTTTCTTTGCTGATATCTTCATTCTTCTCAATCTGACCTTCGATTTCAGCACGTAAATCAAAATCAATAATATTCAATACAGGTAGTAAACCATTTAATTTCAATAACCCATTAATATGAGTTAGTACAAACTTTCTAAGGTCATGTATTACAGTTAGTTTATATTGTGAATAGGCTGTTAGAAGTTCATTCGATGCACCACCAAGATTCGATGGTGAAGAAATACCTGCTAATGTAGGTGATGGTAATCTATTACCTGATATAATTTTGCTTAATACTTCGTTTGAAAAATCTTGATATAAATCAGCATTATTTGAAGCATTTAATGGTGTTATTTCAGGTTTCTCACCATTCTCACCAAATAGAATAATGATGTCAGAAGCATTTTCTACACCTGAGAAACAGGATTTAAACATATCATATAATTCTGCTTTCTTATCATTATCCATTTCATTAGGATAAGTGATAACAGTAGATGGTGTGAAACCATTACCAACAGTATTTACATAGTATTTTGATAGTAAAATATCTGCTAATATCCAATTAGCAGATGAATACCATTTAGGTATTGGATAATATAATTCATCCAAATCATAATCTTTAAAATACATCAGATATGATTTACCTTTTTGTATTGATTCAGAACCCCACATGGGTATTTCAACTATATTTTTTGATGTCGCAGATTTCCAGCTAGTACAGATATAAGCAGTATCTATAATATTAAATTCATTATAGTTGCCTAATCTTACTTGGTCGATGGGTTGATGGTAGAATGAATATGTCTTTCCATTCTCATTCAAGACAATCTGAACTGCAAATGCCTGTAAATAAATATAGTCACGCATACATCGTCTTGTCAGTTCTTCCCAATTATAAGATAAGTTTGGTGTGAAAATTTCACCTGTCCATTCTTCAAACCCTGCACCCATAGAATATATAAATTGGTTATTCAGTATAGCAGATTGAAGTGGACTTTCTTTTGCTAATGTTAGAAGTTCATTTGGAAATTGATTGGTACCACCAAATTTCACATAAGATTTTGCTGCCTTGTCAATCTTAGGTCGTTGAACTGACATATCAGCAAGTGATACAATTGTTTTAATAATATCATTCGCCATCAGTATTATAGTTTAACTTATCTTGTTCAGCTTGTATAGTCTCAGCTTCCTCAAGGCTTATTTCTATGTAGTTTTCAGACTTATCATTTTTACCTAAAAATAACGTGTCAGAATATACTTCTGATTTATCAGGTTTTGCAAATACATAACCATCATCAGCTACTATTTTATTTATCTTGATTGTTTCCTTTTTCATTTATATTAGATTTAATTTGTATTATTATGCTAATGTCCAATTCTTGGATGTTGCTATTGCAATTTGTTCTGATGTCAGTTTCGATAGATTTGTTGAACCCATAGTTAAGGTTTGGCTTGTTCCACCTGTTAAGTCTGCTAATCCATTAATACAATTCATTAATGATTCAACAGTTAATAAACTTGAATCTGATATACTATATGAATATTTTATATTTAATAAACCATCGAAATTTATTAATGCACTACATCTTGAAAAAATATTACTAATAAAAGTTGCAGAAGGTATACTTATTGCATCTAATACACCCAAATCTGTTAATGAGGTACAGTTGTTTAACATTAACCTCATATCAGTCATTTTACTTGTATCTATATTTAATTTTTTCAAAGCATTACAATTTGAAAACAATTGATATGCTTTTGTTGCTGCTGATGTATCAACACTTATTTCTTGTAATTTGTAGCATGCTAAAAATGCACTATCCATATTAACAATATTATTTGTATTGATAAGGAATAATTCAGTAATATTATCACACCTGTTGAATGCATTTTGTAGAGTGGTACTACTATTTAAATCTAATTCAGGTGTTGATATTAAATTATTGCAATAATAGAATAAATAACTTGTATCAGCCATTTCTGATACATAACTCATGTCATACTCTGGAAAATCGACAAATGTCGAATATGCAAATTTTGTTCCATCAACAATTTTTGCTTTTCCACCACCACTTTGTATTTCACTTATCTTTTCAGGATAATCAGCAAATACAATAGTATCATCAACATCAACACCTTTATCAATAATAGCTTGTTTAATGTTTCCTTTGGTATCTAATATTTTATTTAATTTATCTGCTGTTGTTCCCATATTATATAGATTCCCCATTTATATTATCAAGAATAGTGTCAATATCACCAATCTTATTATTTATTGATGTGATTTCTACATTAATATTTGTAATATCAGTAGCAATATATGTTAACTTATTAGTATTGGATGTTATTTTGGTATTAACATCAACTAAATCATCATTAATACCATCAATAGCAGATTGAACTTCTGTACTTATAGGTAAATCAGCAGGTGAATAACCCATTAGTTTTTCAGCATTATCTACAATACCATTATCATTAGTATCATATTGAGCCTTAAACATATCACCACTACCATCAGAACCATTACCCCTAAATATAATATCAAGTGCACCACCTATAAATTCTTTGGTATAAGTAACACCATCTATTTGTAATTTAGGAATATAAGCAGAAAATAAAGTGTTATCATATAAATAATCTTCCTGAAAGTAGAATGATATATCATTACCATTAATCTTATACATCAATTCACCATATTGATAACCTTGTTGTTTATCATTAGCAGCATCAATTAATTGGATATATCCATTACTTGTTATTATTTGTTTCATCTAAATCTCTTTTTAATAAAGATTATTGTAGACTTTTTTTAATATATTTGTATCAGAAGAATATAGCAACGAGTATATTTTTTAGTGACTGATAAACTGCTACTTTATTAAATTGACCACTAAAAAATAAACTGTATTGCTGCATCATATAAGGTGGTGTAGTAGTAGGTTTATTTTAGGTCAGTTGGGGTGTAGCAGTCCTTTCAGTCTATTTTAGATTATACGCTACATCACTCTTATTTTTATCTCAAATGAAACAAACTTTATTAGTTCTTTTTATTATGCTGATTAGCTGTACTGTTAACGACACACATACAGTTACACATCATTTTACAGAAGAAGAAAAAGCTGAAATAGAATATTTTGTACAGGTGCTTAAAAGAAATGAATTGAAAATAGATTCAATTAAAGAGTCTATTAACCAAACATATAATTATCAATATGATTTATTCGCCACCATTAAATATCCTGAGTGGATTTCATTACCCTATTATGGTATGTCTGATGGTCAATCAGGCTTTATATTCTCACTTCTTGAACCTGAAAGTATAATATTTATTGATTTATATTATATATCTGAAAATCATTATATTGCTTTTAATGATGGAAATGTTTTTGAGGTAAAAATATTATCTCCAAGTTGATGGTATTGAATTATAATCTGATAATGCTGTACAATTGGTAAATGTACTTGAATGTGTTGCAATTTGTGGTATTTCATCTATTAAATCTAATGCAGAACCTGTTGCATTATTACAATTCCTAAACATATTATTTACATTATTCACTTCTGATAAATCAGCTTCATCAAATATTTCATTTATACTACTTGTCATGGATTTACACCCATAAAATAAATCAGCATATGATGTCACTAAACTGTTATGGTTAAATAATTTATTTCCAACTGTAATTAAAGATGTACAATTATTAAATACATAATAAAATGTTGTATTCTTTGTTAATAAATCAAATACACCTGTTGGAAACTCAATTAAACTACTGCAGTTATAAAACATAGATGTAGCTTGGGTAACATTTGGTGTTTCAAATTTAAAATCATCACTAAATCCTGTGAATAATGTCCTGTTATGACACACATAATTTAATGAAGTAATGCCACTTGATTTATATTTTATCAATCTCGATAAGCAGTTAACAGATTGAAGTTGAAAATATAATCTTGTTATTCTTTCTTGTCTCTTACCACCATAGTAAACTTCCTTTATATTTATAATGTATTTGGTGTTAGATGGGAATGTATGTCTGATATTCCAAGCATTTAATTCTTCACCACCCATTATTGTTTCAGTTTCTGAGCCATCACCCCAATCTATAATAACACCTGCTTTATTCGTTGGTGAACCTATATCACCATCATCTTCTATTGTACAAACCAATACATTAACTGGTGATAAGCTTGTTAAATCAATTTCAAATTCCCATTCACCCCATGTTTCAGGTAATGGTTTGTCTGTATTTATATTATAATGTCTTCTTGCCATAGTTAATTAGTTATCCTTATATAATTCATCAATAATATCATAATCACTCAAATTCTTACAATCCTGAAATAAGTATGCAGCATAATATGGGTTTCCTTTAATACCACTTGGTAATCTATCTATAAATGATTGCCCTGTACCTATCATGTTCTGGCACCCTGCAAATGCTGATGTTACATCTGTGACTTGGGATAAGTCGAAACTATCAGTCAATTCATTCAAATTGAAATTATATTTATATAGCTTGAATGCTGATTTCATGTTTGTGATTGGTAATACAAGGCTATTTACAATACCTTTTATATCCAATTTTTCAAATAATGATGATGTAATGGCTATTGCTGATTGTATATCCTGAACTTCGTACATATGAATATTATTGAATTTCCTAAGTGTATTTGGGTTGATATTGCCACCAATTAATGATTTAATACTTATACCATTAAAAATAAATTTTCTTATCTCAATAACCCTTAATTCCTTATATAAGGAAGATGGAGTTGTGAACGTTATCCAATAGGGTCTTGACCTCAAATTATCAGTTAATTGATTAATTCTTACTGTATAATCACCTGCTGAAATATAAGTATGGGTTAATGAAGTGGGTTGTAATGAAGAATTGGTATATAGTGGTGTAATATCAATAGTTTCAATAGTACCATCACCCCAATCTACTTCTAATCTCATGTAATTAATAGTAGTGGAATTTGGCATTTGCCTTCTATTCATCCTTAACAGGTGTCTTAATGTTCCTTCTTCACCATCTTCAACCCTCACTAATATTTCTAAGCCCAAATTATCAGTTACTATATTATTGAATGTGCTGTAATGTCTTCTTGCCATGATTTTTAAATTAAAAAGGGTTGGGTTATTAAATCCCCAACCCATATATTATTGACTTTAAATTACTTTAATTATTGAGATACTATAAATGTTGCTTTTGTCGTATTATCACCCCACTTCATAACAGACACCTCACATATTCCACCTACCAATATTATAGGATTTTCACCAACTATTGTTGACAAACCTAATACTTCAACATCAACACTTCTGTTATTATTAATAGTTATATAATATGCTTTACCATATTCACCAAGATTCGATGGTGTAATGGTCAAACTATTATTTGAACCTGTAAGATTCAAATGAAAATAATCATAGGTAGCAAAATTACAAGCCTGTGTTGTAGTCGATACAGATGCAGTAGTATATGTATTCTTAGTAGCATACTTTTCATCACTCTCAGTTTTGGTATAATAATTACTGAATTTAGTATTAACTGTATTAATTTCAGATTCCAAATCAACAATTTTGTCATCAACTTCTGCTTGGGTGTATACCTGTGATTTAGTATAGACATTTGTGATATCTGCTTTCTGATTTAATTTGGTGTCAACCTCTGTCTTGGTATAGGTTGTAGATTGATTTGCTTTTGTTGATAATAAATTATCTACTTCTGTTTGGGTATATGTCTGTGTTTTAGTATATACATCAGATGAATTAGCCTTAGATAATAGTAAGGTATCAGATTGTGCTTTGGTATAACTATCACCCACATTAGCTTTTGTGGTTAACCTATTATCTACTTCTGACTTAGTATAGTAATTTGATAAATCACCTAAATCATTAATTTGGTCTTGTAAATCCCCAACTTTATCATCAATTTCAGTTTTATTATATACATCACCTGTATTAACCTTTCCTGTCAATAATCCATCTACTTCTGTCTTGGTGTACACCTCTGTCTTGGTATATACATCAGAAGTATTTGCTTTTGCTGAAAGTAATGTATCAGTTTGTGTTTTGGTATATACAGTAGATGCTTTTGCATACTCTGTTAATTTAGCATCTACATCAGTCTTTGTATAAGTTGTAGTTTTATCTGCTTTTAAATTTAATGCTGTATCAGTTTGTGTTTTGGTGTAATACTGACTTGCATCAAATGTTGGTATGGATGCTATTTTACTATCTACTTCTGTTTTACTATATGTTTGACTTTTAGTATAGTAATCACCAAATTTAGTCTGTATAGAAGTATTTAAATCACCAACTGCTGTATTTATTGCACTATCAGTTTGTGTTTTTGAATAATAATTAGCTGAATTGAAATATGGAATGGTATAATTGGTAACATTACCACGATAATCAGTTACTGCTAACTTTCCATCTAATGCAGTATATACCACTTTCGATATGGTGCCAGCTTTCAAATCTTCAATATCATTTTCAATTTGAACTATATCATCAGGGTCAATATTTAAATCATCAATAATATTATTAATTTCTTCCTTAGTATAGACATTAGTAATATCAACTTTATTGTTAATGGTATTATTTATTGTATTTAATAAATTATCAATCTGTGATTTAAGATAGTATTGTGCAGAATCGAAATAAGGAATATACAATTTGGTCTCAATTCCTGACAGAGTGGTCAAGGTTAAATACTCTGTCTCATATGTTGCTAATACATAAGCTTTATTAGCATTTATTCTATTCACATTTATCTGTTGCTGTAAGTAAGCTATATCACTTGGAGTTACTTCACCTGATATAGAACCTGATGGTGGTAAAAATATAGTACCTAATGCAGTAGGTAAATCTTCTTTGGAGTACACCACACCATCAACAGATAAATTATCAATCTTAGCTGAAAAAAATGGTACTGTATATATCTTTTTGTTCCCTTCTTTCAATACAAAGAATGTAATATCTTCATATTCAATCTTATAAGTTAACTGTAATTTTCCAATAGCCTGTGCATCACCATTTTCATCAGTAAATAGTACATAGTTATTTAAGGTATCTAATTTTATCATTTTTGAATCTTCTTTTTAATAAAGATTATTAGCACCTTAAAATTGTTCACATTCTGATGATTGTAATTCATAATCAGATGTAGTATCAGGTAATGGACAATTAGTTAAATCTGCATGTATTTCAGTTTTAGTTTGTCCAAAGCTTGGACTGTCAATATTCATATCTTCATAAGTAATCGTTGCCCTACCATTATTCCCTTGAACACCTGATGGATTATAGGTTATCTTATTACAAGTTCTTGATACTTCAACCCAATCTGGTGCATTATTAGGACATGCATCAGTATCTAATATCCTTTCAGTTTTAGTTTGGTTATATGTGGGGGAATAAGGGTTGGTATCTCTATATACCTTTATTTTGAATCCTGTATTTGCCATAGTATTAATTTATTTATGATTTCCAATTGATTGGAATTAATGAGTAGTCTGATAATGATGTACATTCCTTAAAGCAAGCACCAAAGTTGCTTACATTTATAATATGTGATAACCTACTTATTATGGGTAATGCTTCACCTGTTATTTTACCACACATTTCAAACATACTTTTTACATTAGTAACTTCTGATAAATCAATATCCTGGAAAAAATCATTTATATTCATTTCAAGATTAACACAATAGTTGAAAAAGCCATCTAATTGTGTAGGTTTAATTGTATTAAGTAAAGTGGGTGACACACTAACCAAGTTAGTACAGAAAGAAAAATCAGAAGAGCAATCTACACCATCAGGATAAATTGTTGTCCAATCTGCATCCTGTATTATTGTAAGATTTGGTGTTACCATAAATACCCCAATATTATGTTTATTATCTTCTGACCTATATAACTTAAATACACTTGGGTCAATAGAATCTAATACTTGTAACCCATCATATGCTATCCTGTTTAATATCGTATGAAATTCTAATTCATAAGATAATATCTTTGATGTCCTTGATGATATCTGGATTGAATTATTCAGACCATTCATATAAAAACTATCTACTGAAATATCAACAGTATAATTACCTGCTGAAATATAAGTATGGTTAATATTTTTGATTGTATAATCAATACTCTCAATATTACCATCACCCCAATCTACAATTATATCTGCTCCAAATTCATTATAGGCATAGGTTTTTACAACTGCATTTACATCAGTATAATTATCTGATGGTATATCTACTATATATTGGATATTATTATATCTTGTTATTGGACATGTAGAAGTATCAAGTACCCTTTCTGTCTTTACATTCCCATAAAAACTTGAATAAGGATTGACATCTTTATATGTATTTATCTTATATCCTGTGTTTGCCATATATTAAATTATTTATTATGCTTTATATGCTGCTATGTAACAATAATAATGATTATCAACAATTGCTATTTCAGATGGGAAATTAGTTTGATAATAATTTATTCCATCTGTACTAAAATAAAATGTAGTCCTTTCTGTTGCAGTACCACCACAATTAATTGTACTTGATATATAGGTATATGTTCTTTCAGGAATAAAGTAAAATAATACACTATTAATATTATCCTTATTCATAACCACACTTGTTTCAGTTCCTGTAATTGTATCTTTAATAACAAATGTATTTGTCCAATTCTCATCAGTACAATCAATAACGTCAGGTGAATTAACATTACCTATAAATATCATTCTACCAATAGTTTTTGTACATTCATTATCATCACTTACATAATTCCTTATAGTATTAAATGTATCTGACCACTCATTTATATCTTGCTGAATAGCTGTTGAAGCTCCATCAAAATATATCTGACCTTCATATTCGATTGTGTTACAACTTTTACTGATTGTATTCCAATTAGGATTTGTATCAGGTGCAGGACATGTTTCACTATCTTCAACCCTTTCGACTTTGGTTGTATTGAAGCTGGAAGAAAATTCATTAACATCAGTATAAGTATCTAATCTTATACCTGTATTGTTTAACTTACCATTATTATAGGTTTTCAACTCACATTCACTACCATCCAACATCCAATCACTTGAATTATCTTCAATAGGACAAGTAGTGATATCAGGAATTACTTGTTCTTGGATTGACAAATATGTATCTGATGCAGGGTTCATATCTGTATATACATCAACCCTATTACCCTCCTGTGCACCACTTTCAGATACCTGACAATATGATGATGTCAATTGCCAATTAGCATCCTGTAATGGACAAGAATTAGTATCATATACTTCACTTTCCCTTGTCTGTCCAAATGTATCTGAATTTGAATTTATATCTTGTTCTATTATAACTAAATACCCATTTCTACTTGCCATATATTATACTGTTTCACAATATTCATTTATTAATACCCACTCAGGGTCAGTTGAACCATCTGTAACCACATCAGGCATAGAAGAATAATCTATACCATAATCAAAACTTCGCATGGTATAAGTGAAGGTGAACCCATTAAAATTATTTTCTGCTATTCCTGTATTTCTAACAGTTGATGTTGGTGTGAAAAATATATCTTCACTACCATCCACCAATAACCAAGTCCTATCCCAATATTCCACCAACACTTTAAACCATCCTAATGTCAAATTCATCTGTTGAGGTAATAAGTTTACAGCATTTTTATTTATTGAAAATGTAAGGATTGATTGTATATGAGTTTGACCAATACTATTGGTTACAGCTGTTTGTACTAAGGATGCTGTGTTTTTTGCTGCATCAATTTCAAATGCTGATGAACCTGTGGTAAGATATATGGTTGTTTCATCTGCACCAATATAATCTGATGCATTAATTAAATACATTCTTCTGATTCCACCTATATGTGTATCACATTCATTTTTAATACTATGTGTTATTTGGTTGCAAAATCTCATATTATTTTATAAATCCTATTTTATTATTTTTTTTACCATATATTGTTGTGTCAACTTCATAATATTCATCATCATATACTTCTGTTAATCCACCACCTAAATATGATATACCACTTTCATTTGGATATAATTTTGTATCTAATTCATTTATTAAATCTATTACATCATTATATGGTAATTTCTTCAACTGATATAGTATCTGTTTGGTTATTTCGTTATTAAGCTTAATCATATTAAACTAATTTACAGTACCTGCTTATTGTTACCCAATTAGGTGTTGTGTTCAAACCACTTATCTTTATATTCACTACCTTACTTTCAGTAGCATCATCTGCATGGGTTATTGTTATTGTATAGTTTTGTTCGTTTGTGGTTGGTGTAGTTACAGTACAATTTAAATTATTACCATTTCTTATAATATTTAATCCACTTGGTGTAGTATATGTAAAATTATTAGAACCTCCTTCTGATGTTACAGGAATTGTAAATGAGGTTGTTGCTGCAGTAAAATTATAATTCGTAGTAACTTTAATCAGATAGATGTTCACCAGCACCTGTATAATCTCTTTTGTGGTCTTATTTTGGAATAATAATATATTTGTTCCACCTGAATTATTACGACTTATAACACCACTTGTATTACCTGTACCATTACTTGGTGTTACAGTTACCAACACAGGTTGTTCTTTAACTTCCCAAGCATTTGATGTAGTTACAGTATAATTAGCACTTGTAACTGATGAATTAAGGTTAATACTCTTAGGGTTTACATCTATTGTCCCAACTGCATTAGGTGGACATAAGGTTTCATCATATACTTTGACAGGATGTCCATCAAATGAGCCACTATCATTATATGTTCCAATTATTTCAAATCCATTATCAGATGCAGTATTGATATATTTATAGGCTACCTGGGGTAATCCTGTTATAGAAGATAATTGGTTATTCCTGTCTAATGCTTGCCCTGCTTGATTTACTTTAACCACATATTCAGCAATAGCAAATCCTGTACGTGTTCCACCATTTAATTCACAATAACTTATATTGTATAGAGGTTGCCATATTGGATTATAATATTTATTCTTCAAATTGAAATTATCAGCATTAACTTGGAATAATGGATATATACTTTCATATTGAAATTGACAATTATATTGTGTCGAACTCTCATTAATTACCAATTCAATAGTAACTACTGCTCCTTCTTTCCATCCAAACAATCTATATGTATCTTCTCCTTTGGGTCTAAAACAAACTATATACCTACCATTTTTTAAATCAAACAATACACTTTCCAAGCTTGGATGTATATTATTCAAACTGATAGCTAATGTATGTTGGTGTTTATTATCTAATGTAATGGTTTCTTTATAGTCAATACCTGAACCATCCATATTAAAGAATGAAGCATCAGTTACTATTGTTTCAACTAATAGATTTTCATCAAATCTATAATCATTATAAAATTCTAAATTGCTTATATCATCAGCGTTAAATAATAGGATGGGTGAATGTATTCCTCCTGTTGCAACAGACAAATTACCACAATCACTAATTACTTCACCTGATGGTGTAGAGGGCACAATATCTTTATAATTCTTACATCTCATGTATTATATATTCTTTATAATAAAGATTTGAAGTGATGAAAAATCACTTCTTCATCCAATCTTCGATTAAAGATTATATCAATAAAAAAGGGATACCCATAAATGAATACCCCAATATAAAGTTTGTGTTTTATTATTATGCAAATAATGCTGTAATGGTTGCCCAATCTTTCACACGTAAGAAGAAATCAGGTTGAATACCACTATATGTAAATGTTATACCACCTTGGTCACCTTCTACTGCACCTGTTGCAAAACCATAAGTTTCTGCTGTCAATCCATTATCCCAACCTGCAATATATACTTCTCTGTTTCTTGTTTGGAATGCAATTACAAAAGTACCTAACAAGTAATTTTTGTAATCTGTAATCATATCACAATCAACAGTATTAAATGCACCATTAACAATATGATTCAGAGCTTTTGCATCCTTGTTTGCACCTGCTGATAAATCGCAAGTAGCTGATGCACTATCTTTTGCTATATTTATTGGAAAGAATTTCTCACCATTCAAGTCAATTGTATCAATCAAACAATCAGCACCTGATGCTGTTGCTGTCATTCCATCAACCCAATTTGCAATTGCCATTAAATGAATACCACTAACAATAGTATCACAATTAGGCATTACAGGTTTTGTTATTTTACAATTTAAAGCCATATTTAATTTGTGTTTTTCTTATATTATTATTTAAGATGGAATGGGTTTTCAATACCCATTCCAAATATGTTTAAAGTTTGTGTTATTGGTATTGATATTAAACTGAATAGATAGCCATTTCATCACCAAAAATATAATCAGCATTAGCACGATACTTACCTGTGATGTAGAATTTGTTTTTATCATAAGCATTTTTACCATACTCACCAACAAGTTCTTGTGTATCACTCATCAAGTCTGTTAAGAACACCATATTGTCTTTTGAACCTGCTACCATAGTATTTTCAGGTAATCCAACCAATACTATTTCTACTCCCATGTAATAAATCTTATCACCTTCTTTTGTCCAATTTGGTGCTGTTACAATATATTCAGTAGCAGTAGTACCTAATGCTTGTCTTAAATATCTGAATATATCCATACCTACAAATATTCTTACAGGTGCTTTTTCTGGATTATATTCACCCTCAAATACTACCTGATTAGGAATCGCATTATATACTTTCTCAATTTCAGATAATACATTAGATGTATTAATTGTTGTTCCTGTTACCTTAATCGAATCTGCATCTGCTAACAATTTATCAACAAATCCATTTTGATAACCATCAACAACATTACCTGTACCACCCCAAATTATTCTCTCTAAATCAAGTGCTAATGAATCTTGGAATTGAATCATAATAGCACCTTCAAGATTTTCAGGTAATTCAGTTTTTGTTGCACCACTTGAATAAGCCATTTCTGAATACAGGTTATCCAAATCATCTAAACACTGTTCTTCTTGTATCTTGAAATTTTCAACTGACATTAATTTGCTGTCAATTGTAATTCTTTGCTTTGGTGTCCATGTACAATCCCTACCATCAATTTGTGATACTGTCGCACCTGCCAACACCATTTTCTTAACTCTTGTTTCTTTTGTTACTTCTGCTAATACACGTAAATAATCATTAGCTAAGGTTTTAGCTTTTCTGATAGTCTTTAAGAAATATTCAGGTTGTTCTTTAACTGTGTATTGTATAGCTGTTGCATTTATTAAATTTGCCATATTTAGTTTGTGTTTTTCTTAGTATTATTATTGGTTAAAATGAATGGAAAATTAAGACCATTTATTTTTTAAGTTTGCTATAATAGCATCTTCTACTGTCTCAATCACAGGTGCTTTTGTATTCTTACTTTGTACTGTTGATACAGGTTGTGCACTTGGTATTCTTGATTTAAGTTGTGCTAATTCTGATTTGAACTTATTTACCTTAACTTTGAATTGTTCTACTTCTACATCAGATGCTGATGTTTTAGCTTCCAATTCATGGATGTAATCAAATACAGGTTCAGGCACTTCATAATCAATACCATCAATAGTTACCACAAAAACAATTGGTGCATCTGCAACACTTTCATCTTCTTGCTTAATAGCTTTCTTAATTCTTGATTGTTTTACTTTGGTAGCTTTCTTTTCAGCTATGGGTGCTTCTTCTCCTTTTGCTTCATCAGCAGTCAGTTCTTTTTCAGAAGTCTCAACCATCTTTGAATTTTCATCTACTACTAAATAATTTCCATCATCTAATAAATATGTTCCTTCTTCTAATGGTTCAAGATTAGCATCCCTTACTGTACCCTCTGCATCAACTGTTACTACATCACCACTATCTAATGTGTAAGCTAATGTAACTTCACCTGAATCTGTATTATCATTCTCAGCTACATCAACAATAGCATCTGCTTCATCAGTAACATCATTTAATGCTAATATCATTTTTCCAAATGCTTGATTTAACTTTTGGATAATTGAATTGTTGTGTTTATTCATATTTGTTTGTGTATTAGTCTTATTATTCTTTCCTTGTGTTATTGGTTTCATACTCATAAAGGCTTCTATACTCATACCTTTTAATTCACCTGATTTAATTCTTTGCCATAAACCTTTATTGTGAATTTTATAATGAACCATTAATGTCCCCTTTGGTAAGTCAAAACCATATTTGGTATTAGCCTTATCTGTCTTTTCATTCTCTATTATCCACATATGTTTCATGTACACATCATCAACCAAACAATCTTGAAGTGACAAACTTTTGTCATAAAAGGTTGGATGCATAATTGTTGTATTGTTGGTGGCTTGGTCTAATATGTATTTAACAGCAACTTGTTCTATGGTTTGTGCTGACCACCTAATATAAAATTCTTCTTTGGTTTGTGGATTAACTCGATAGATTAGTTGATTGGGAATAAGTACAGGTGATACTACTTCTTGTTTGTCCTTTATCTGCAACATCAACTGTTGCTTATTGAAGAATACAAAATCTTGTTCAATAGCAGGTTCATCTACAAATGAAATTGCTGTCAAACCTATATCATCATCTTGAAGAAGTATATCATATACTTTTAATTTGTTCAT